ATGCCGAATTCAGACCTACTCCCCTCCCTGGTTTCCAAGCTCTATGAAAATCAGCTGGCACTCGAAGCATCGATCATGGAGTTATCAAACTGGGTGGAGCAGCGCGGCTCCGCTGAGGTTGCTGCGAATGTACGCGGCGCACTGGACACGCTCAGTCACAATGAGGAATTCATCAAGCTCACATTGGCGGTGTTGATGTCTCCAGAGTGATGCCTTACAGCTCGTCGCCTCGGATAGCATCAGTGGCAAAGCTCGAATACTGTATACGCATACAGTACAAGTAAGCAGTCACTCACATGCCCCCTACAGAACTCAAAAAGGAATGGCTCGCCAAATGGCGGAGAATCCTCGACAACAACGCGTCCCGGATGGATAACCCGGAGGCTCATCGAACGATGTGCCGTTGGGAGACTCGTGACATGTTGGAGGCAGGGGTCATTGGTGAGATGGAACAATTTGAGATGGATGAGCTGGCCGACGCAGCTTACTGGCATGCCGTTGAAGAGCTGGCCACCACGCCCGTGGGGTACACGTATGGCGGCTACTATGACGTCATTCAACGAGCGACATCGGAGTGCATCGGGTACATTCGAAGCAACACCTATTACTCAGCCATAGGCCCAGGTGCTGATGGGTTTGATGGAAAGGTATTTCGCGATAGGGCTGAATTGCGTCTGGTGTTTCGCAGCGACAACCAGGCTTGGTCGATAAATGGGCTGGTGCTTACCGCGCCATCTGGTGAGCTGTACGATCTGGTACAGACCGCGCAGTTTATCTACGGGAAGGTCTACCCAATCATCTGCGATGCCGATACCTATCGTGCGCTGGTAGATTGCGCACAGGTCGCCTTGGAAAGCCGCGATTTTGAGAGCTATCGCAAGACCCGCCCCCAACTGCTCTCCGCCCAGTACACCAAGTGCGGTACCTGCCTGGACCGTTTCGGACAGCGTGAGGATTGCAGCACCTGCGCAGGCAACGGCTTCGTCAGCACAGCTGGCAATCAGCCGACGTCGCCCGCATAACCAGCAACGGCCGCCTCGACCAGCTCTCGCCATTCACCACAATCAATAACCTTGCGCTCAAGCATATTGTCCGCAAGGGCCAGGCGCGCTTCATAGCGATACTCGGGGCCGCCTGCCGTGAATTCGGCGTCATTGAGCAACTCATGCCACGCTTCCATCTCGTTGACCTGCTGTATATCGGTTGTCATGACGAATCTCCGGTGCCGGTGTCTACAGTGTAGAGATCGGCCGGCGCGCGGCTGTTCATCAAGCCCGACGAGCGGAGACAGTCATGTGCGGACGCCTTTCACAGTACAGCGGCATTCATGACTTCGTTGCGGCCCTAAGCATGCCGAATGCCATGGTCAACTCAGTTGGCGAGCTGCCTCTGGAACGATACAACGTCGCGCCCACCACCCAGGTCGCCCTGCTCCATGTACAAGGCGAACTGTTGCTGGCTGATCCGGTGCGCTGGGGATGGCGACCGCACTGGGCCAAGGACCGCGCCGCGCCGATCAACGCCCGTGTCGAGAAGGTGGCGCACGGCCCTTTCTTCCGTGCAATCTGGCGGCACCGAGCAATCACACCGATCAATAACTGGTTTGAATGGGTCGATGAGGGTGGACCTAAGAAGCAGCCCTACCTGATCCGGCGGCTCGACCGCGCGCCGATCTACTGCGCAGCTATCGGCCAGCTGCTCAACGCTGACGAAGGCGCAGGTGAGCATGACGGCTTCGTGATCATCACCGCCGACAGCGCCGGCGGCATGGTGGACATCCATGACCGGCGGCCCGTTGTGCTGAATCCTGAACTTGCCCGCGAATGGTTGGACCCGGCCACGCCGAAGGAGCGCGCCGAGCAGATGGTACTGCATCAGGGCGAGCCGTCCGAGCTGTTCGAGTGGTTCAAGGTCGACACAGCCGTGGGCAATGTGCGCAACAAAGGCGAGACGCTGATAACGCAAATTGGAGATATCAGCTGAAAATCCACATGACAAAAATTACGGCACTGATCCAACAGACCGTGAGAAGGATTGAGAGGCCCGCCAGTTGCTTGTCCATAAGGCACTGTCATTTTTGAGAACAAAAAGAATGGCCTCGATTTTTCGAATACGCAACGATGACTAATAGCCATTATTGCGTGATGGTCCTTACGTATGCCTGGCATGCCCGTAAAGCAATCAGTCCTCGATCCCCGTCGCCGGTGATGCCGAGAATTCTTTGAGCATGCGCTGGGTCAAGTTGGGCTCGACGGGTTGCATGAACCACGCTTGCGGCGCTGGCGGAGGTAGACACGTCGCAGCCACTGGCTGAATCCGCGGCGTCGATAAGGACTGACAGCCGCACATCAGCAGTGGCAAGGCGATCGCGCAGAGCAGCCTGGGTACGTTGGGCATCGGTCAATTCTCGTGTGTGTTGTTGGTCTTGGGTCGCGAGCTGCTGCTCGGTGGCCAGGCGCTTGTCCTGGTCGGAGCGGGCCTGGGCGGCGGCAGCCATGGTGATCCTGGCCAAGTCGTCCTGATGCAGGCCGGCCTGCTCGGCCATCTTCTTGCCCATCCGCCAGTCCTGCACCTGCCAGGTCACGCCGGCGGCGCCGGTCATCAGCACCAGGATCAGCACCGCCAGGCCGGCCAGCTTCTGCACCGGCGTCATGCCAGCACCTTCAGCGCCTTGTCGTATAGCGCCTGGCGGTCGTCCAGCCCGTTGAGCCCGCCATTGATCCGCCGTGTGATCTTCTCGAACTGCCCCTGATCCGCCATTGTGTTCAGCCCCTTGGTCGACCAGAACCACGCCGCCGACATCGCCGCGTACTGTGGTAGCTCCAGCAGTTCCGGATTGCTGATGAGGTCCAGGCCCAGCGCCTCGCCGCATGCCGCGTAATTCGCCCGACCCGTGATCTGGATCAGGCCGCGCCCGCGGTACTTGGAGCCGTCGCCCTTCTGTGTATTGCCCAGGTCCGCGCGTCCTTCGTACCCGGCCTGCTGCGCCGTGGGCCCCCAGATCTCGCGCACCCATCGCAACTGTCCAGATTCGTGCCCAACTTGAGCGATGAACGCCGCCACCCGCACGGTGCCCACGATGCCGTAACGGCTCATGGCCGTGTTTAAGGCAGGAACAAAAACGCCGGCTTGGCGGCCGGCGTTGGGGAGGATCTGCAGCAACTGCTGCTCGGTGATCGGCATAACTTTCTCCAGGCAAAAAAATACCCGCTCATGGCGGGTGGCGGTGTTTGGCAAAAACTCAAGACGCTGGTGGAGGGCTCAACCGATTGATGGTTGCGCGAGCTGCTGTGCGCGCTTCTTTGATATCGTCCGGAATCGGTGTGCCATCCTCAAGCAGAGCGAAGGCATGCCAGTTGGTCTGGCTCAGGTACGCCCGAGCCTGACCCAGGCTTAATTCATCCGTTATGTCTTGCGCCGTTTTAATCGGTTCAAGCTTGCTCAAGTCCACCATTTTCTTTTCCTTCTCGGATGTAAGGAAGTTCAGTTACAGGTACTACTACAGGCGAGGTGTTGGGCAACTTAACCAAACCACTGCGGGCGTCAACAATAATAGGTCCTGCGGGATTCCTGTATTCTTCCGGACTATCCCAATGGACAGGAAGCCTCAAAGTAAACTGTAGCGTCTTGCCTATACGCTCTACATATTCGGTTTCGACAAAAAATTTATTATCTACCGCACTCCCTGGAAGTCTAAAGCCATCGAGAATACCAGACAAATCAATGTCTTCGCCGTTGATCGTAATTACATCGCCCGACACAGAAGCCTCAAGCGGCCAATGGGCTAAAAAAGGGAATAGTTTAATTTTCATTTCCAGCGCCCCCATACGTTAATATTTGGTGTGAATGTTTGAGCAGTAGTCGGCCCGTTACGAACTATGACGCCAATGCTCGTTGTAGTGGTCAAGCTTGTGCTTAATACGCCATACCAGTCGTTGGAAATTGCGGGAGCCATGTTTACTTGGACTGAAAAAGAAAAACCCAAGGCGCCGTTAACGAGCGCTACTGGCAACGCAATAGTAACCGAGGCAAACGAATTTGCTGGGATTGACACGGTCGCAGGGGCGCCACCTCGAATATTGATATCACCATTAGCATACTTACTTACTAAAAACCCGGATACAAGAGCCGACGACATAAGACCGCCGCTAGCAGGGTCGAGGGTTGAGTTAACAGAGTCATAGATCATACCCCACGCTCCGCTAGCGCCGCCAGCACGACCCCTCCGATATAAGTAGCCTGTACGCCAATCTCCCAAAATCTGATAGGCGAACTGACCCGCAGTATCGTAACCCATGTTTATTAAGGCGCCATCGGTAACGCCTGATGGGAAAGCACCGCCAGCGTTGGCATATGAAAAAGAACCTCCCGATATAGTGTTAAACGACTGATCGGGTGTATATGCTCTTTGAGCAAGTGCCCCACCTAAGCCCGCCCAGCCAGTCGTGGCTAAACGACCACCTACGTTCTCAGATAGAGTAGCAACCGGAATTAGTCCTAAACTCGTCTGCGCGGTAGCTTGTGAAGTTCCCCCAGTCCCACCTTTCGAAACCGGAAGAGGCGAAGTAGGTGTGCCAATGCCCTGGTAGAGTTCCGAGGTCATTGCATTTATCTTTGAGTTCGCCACTCGCGGCGTGTCGCCTCCGAGACCTGTAGGCGGCGTACCGAGAATAATTTCTTGTCTTGCCATAGTTTTCTCCAGGCGAAAAAATACCCGCATAGCGGGTCGTTTAGATCGATTAATGAGTATCCGATCAGGTGCCGGGGAGTCTGGCAAATACAGCGCCGGGGGCGCCGATATTTGTCCATGGTGAGAGAGCGCTAATCCCAAACACCTGTAGCCTGTTCTCTGAATAGTTGAACCTTACAGCTGATGTTAGCCAGTTTGTGTGGTTCTGTAGTATTCCTCGCGAGAATGGGTTGATCATAAAGTACTCATCAGATTGCAGTGGCGCAACAGATCCATTCGCCCAGTAGTAAGCCTGTGCTGTCGCATTTAGAACTATCTGCCCCTGATATGACCATGAGTTATTGGCCCTCGTGAAGATCACCGGAGCAGCCCCTGAGTCGAAAATCAACACGCCATTTGCGCCCCACATCCTGAGCCCGTAATCGGCCTTGGTGATTGACGCGAACACTGCCGCAAACCACTTGCCTGTTGGCCTGAAGTCAATGTTCAGGGACGTTATTGAAAACCCAGTCCAAGCACCAGGACCGCCGCTTATGGTCATGCTCGTGTATAGCTCATTCGGTCTAGCCGAGCTGTTCTGAATGAATACGCACGGCGGCTCCGGCGTGGTTATGGCGGATGGGAACGACACTGACACCGACGAACTGCCGGATGCCTGATAGGTTCCACTGTACAGCGCACAAAGCCTAGGTTGCTCTGAGTCTATCTGTACATAGCTTCCATCGTTTACAACAGATAGACCGAACTTCAATTTTTGAACCTCATTACAAGCAACCTGAACTGTATTGTCGATCCTATAGCGCCAGGTTCATTTGGGTGTTTTGAACGTACAACAACCGAACCGACTCCTACCGACATAAACGGCATAGCGCTGTAGCAGTAGTTGTTAGCTGCGGCCTGGGTAGGAAGTATGACGGCTGTGCATGTTGCCGGATTGAACCCGGCAATGTTTGCTGTAACTACGGCGCCCATGGAGAGCGTATAGACTGCATTGTGCAGCACCTGATAGGTGTAGCTGTCGGTATCCATTTCGAGCACGCCATTCGCGCTCCACGTCCTCACTCCATAGGTCATGGCGAAAGCCTCCCCACCAATACACGCAGAAGCTCGTTGATGTCGTACACCGCAAGGCCATCGTTATTGAGCAGCGTCGAGCCACCGGTGCCGGCGCTGCGAAGCGTGAACGTGCCGGCCTTGACGTTGATTTCCAGCAACGGCCGCCCTTTGGAGTCGACCGTCTCTGATCTCAGCGTCATCCCCAGAATGATCTCCTGGATAAAGGCCTTGCTGATAATTGCCTGATTGAGGACTACCTGGTTCCCCTGAACAACAAACATGGGAATGAGCTGTCCGCTAACCTCGTCGACTACTGCAAAACGCTGCGCAAAAATCAGAAACTCCGACTGCTCGCCATCTGAGCCAAACGCGAAGCCGGAGGCGACCGTCTTTCCTCCTGAAATGGTTTGAGCCTTGAACGTAACCATCCCCGAAACCTTCCCGTCGGTGGTGGCCTGGGCCTTGCTGACGATTTGAATAGCTGCCGAGTTATCACCGGCGACCGCCTTAAGGGTTTTGATCTCTTCGGCAGTGGCAGCTTTGTCAGTTGCCATGGCTGTCTGCACGGTCGTGATGCTTGCCGCGTTCGCCGCCACATTCGCTTCGACAATATCTGTACGCTGCGACTGCGCGAAATCCCTCTCAGCAATTGCGGACATCAGCGACCAGGCCCCGGCCGAGGCGGTGTCATCACCCGCACTGCCCTGCTCCGAGCCTGCAGAGTCGGATTTCACCAGTGCATAGACGCCTTCCAGGCGTTCGGCGGTGGCCGTGACCTTGCCGTCCACCTCTTCGATGGCCGCCTTGTTCTGGCTGATTTCCAGTGCCATCGCCGCGTTCGTTTCGGCGATGGTGCCCAGGTTGAACCAGTAGTTGGCGTTCGGCGGTGTGGTGTTGACCGGTACCGCCTTGGTGGCCTGGAATAGCTGCTGGCCTACCCGGACCATGTCGCCCTTGGCGTAGGTCTTTGTGGAGACGTACTCCAGAGCATCGACCACTTCCGAGATCAGATCCTCCAGCTCCTGCTTGGCCTTCTCCAGACGATCGTTGACCGAGCCCGGCCCATCACCCGTAATCAGGTCGATCTCTTCCCGCAGGCTCTGGTACAACGCGCCCTTGCCGATCTTCTCGGCGAAGTACTTGTCGTACTCCGTCTGATCAGAACTGGCCCGACCATTCACGGCGCCCGGAATCGGCCAGAACGGCCCGACGTTGCCGGTACGGTCCACCAGACGAGCCCAGAAGTAGAGGCTCGCCCCGGCCAGGATGTTCTGCATCTCATGCTTGGCCTGCGGGTAGCTGAAGTCGCTCAGCTTCAGCGCAGTGGTTAGGTCCGGTGACTGGCTGTACCAAAGCTCCGTCCGCTGGGTGTCCTCGGCGCCCGGCGGGAAGCCCCACTGGATGCCAATGCCATAGACCAGGCTGGAGGTGGTCAGGAACGCCACAGCCGGCGGCAGGCCAACCTTCCCTTCCAAGTTGGTCAGGTTAGAGTTTTTCCAGATCGACGAGATCTCGAAGGCGCTCACCGACCGAACACGGACCAAGTAGGCGCCCGAGTAAATGCCGGTGACATCAACACTTGTCGAACCGGTGCGCTGCACCTTGATCCAGTTGCCGCTGTCCTTGCGCCACTCCACGTCGTACGCGACGGCGCCGGTAACGGCTGGCCACGAGATGTTCATGGTGCTGATGGCCAGGCCCTGGTCGATCGATACGTTCGAAGTAATGGTCACGCTTGCCGGCGCCGGAACCACTGTGATAGGGATCACGCTGATTGGGCGTTCTTCCAGTCGCGCGCCGGTGTCGATGCTGGGAAACTTACTTGGCTCGTACTGCAAGGCGCTGATGTCGTAATCGCCCTCAGGCGTACGTGCGGTCCTCATCACTCTATATAGAGGGATTGCGAGGTCATCCGCGTCGATCGCCCACTGAAGCTGTGCAGCCGGCGCCTCGCTGTAGGCTACGGTCACGGTTACGTTGCGGCCGCTCACGCTCTCCACGGTGCGCCCTTCTGCACGCCCGCCGGGGAGGTTGATCACCAGCCGGTCGCCAGCCTTGGCCATGGTGTCGCGATCCAGGGTGATGACCTTGCCCGCCGCCGCCGCGATTCGCCCACCGATCTCCCGGCCAGCCAGCAGCGAGTCTGCAACAGGGATAATGAATCCTGGCAGCGGGATGCGGCCTTCCATGCCGGTCCTGAAGCTGATGGTGCGGTCCTGGTTATTGCTCAGAACGAGCCATTTAGCGCGGCGCTGGGCCTCGGATGCCCGAGTGCAGCCTATGGCACTGATCTCAGTCGGCTTGTCGCCCAGACGGCGCTGGAGCGGCAGGTCGGAATAGACCGTCACGTCGGTGTCGTAGTTGTTGAGTGGGTTGTCGTAGCTGACCAGGCAGCGAGTGAAGCGGGTCTTCGCCGAGGCGCTGCCGTAGGAGATTTTGCCGTCGATGACGTTGGACCGGGTGAAGACGTAATCGATGTCCTGCGCCCGAGGCATATCAGCCTGCATGACCAGCTGGCCCTGGGCCCAGTACGTCATCCCGCGATAGATGCCGGCGATGTCACGCAGCAGGGACCAGGCGTCGGCCTTTCCCTGCAGGTTCATGTCGCACAGGAAGCGCGGCTCAACGCCGTCCGCACCATTGGGCACCATCTGGTCGCAGTATTGCGCGATGCGGTACAGCTCCCACTTGTCCACCATCCACGGTTTGATACGGCGGCCCAGTCCGAAACGATCCTGGGTGCAGATGCCGTAAGTGATCCAGGCTGGGTTATTAGTCCAGGCCTCCTTCATCGTGCCGTCCCAGGCGCCGGTATAGGTGCGCGCCACCGGATCGTAGTTGCTCGGCACCTGCCAGCGCCGGGCCTTGCACTTAACGGTGACGGCCGGGATGTTGGTGAACTGCTCGGCGTCGAACTCGATGAACAGCAGCGCGGTGTTTGGGTAGCGCAGCTTGGCGTCGATCACCTGGGTGTAGCCGGCGATGAAGAGGCTGTCTGCGATCTTGTCGGTATTCTGGTTTGGTGTGATGCGGCGAACACGGATCAGCCAGCCACTGGTTGCCGGCGGCAGGTCAACGCGCAAGGAGCGCTCGTAGCGCGTAGTGGTCTTGCCGGTCATGGCGCCGACCAATACCTCCTGATAGGCCCCGCCGTCGGTGGCCACATCGACGGCATACTGGATGCTGTAACCACCAATGTTCCCTTCTGCGTCCTGGCTCGCCAGTCGCGGCGTGGCCAGGCGGATGCGAGCCGCCGACAGTTGCAAGTTGGTCAGCGACTGAACCCACGGCGTGCCGCTGCGAAGCTCGATGTTCAGCGAGGTCTCGTTGTCGACAGACGGAATACCCGGAATGTAGCTCTGCTCGACGGACCCAGGCCGCCAGTCCCACTTCACGTTGGTGAAGTTGAAATTGCCGCTGGCATCCTGGATGGGAGTGTTGTCGAGGAAGATGTCGCGCGCGGTGGGCGTGCCGTCAAATTCACCCTCCCCCACGGCGATCAGGATCTTGGCCACGTTGGTGGAGCGCAGGCTGTCGGGCGCCTCTACTGGCGACTTAGGCTTGCTCTCGCCGCCTTTGGCACCGTGAATTTCCAGCTTCTGTGCTGCGCCCATGCTTTCCTCCAGGCAATAAAAAACCGGCTCATGGCCGGCTTGCTCGATGCGTCGTGGTTATGTCTTGTCTTCGGCGTAGATCGATGCCGAGATAATCGCCCCGCCCCATCGGCGGTCACCGATGCAGATGGGGACAGGGTTGCCGCTGGCCGTGGTGTTCTTTGCGCTGCCGAATGCATAGCTGGGCATGTTTTCCGGTGATGCGCTCTGCTTGAGGCCCGCGGCCTGAGGGCTCAGCATCTGGATCACGCCGCCGGCCAACAGCGCGATACCGGCAGGCGCTGTCGGCGCACCGAAGTAGCTGGCCGCAATGAGCACGACGCCCAGCACAATCTGCAAAATGCCGCCGCGCTTGCTGCCCTCGACCACTGGAACAATCCTGATTTCCTTGGTGCCGCCCATGCCGAACTGATCTGGCCCGGCGTTCTTCCGGTTGCGGAAGATGGCAAAGCGAAGTCCGAGGCGGTCAAGGCGGCGGATCTCGGCTTCGAACCCGTCAATGGTGGCCTTCAGCGCCCGGAACACCTCCCATGTGTCGCCCGATCCGACCTGGCGCCGGTGCAGCCTGCCGAATTTTTGAGCCAGCGAGCCGGAAAGCTTGATGGTGGTCATCGGCGAATAAACGATGGCGCTCATCGGGCCTCCTTGTGTCGAAGAATTAAACGGGTGCGCTGCAGCCATGGCCCTCCGTAGACGATCACCTCTGACGGCCGGCCATACAAGTGATGCAGCACGAAGGGACCGGGGCCGAACACCCCCGAATCTTCACCGGGCAGAGCTGGGTCAGTGCCCAAGTAAATCCCGGCATGGTTCGGGTGAGCCGTGCGGCCAACTTCCATCACGATCATGTCGCCACGCTGAGGGCTGTCGACCTGCTCGAACCCGGCGGCGGCGTAGTTCGCCTCGTACAGGCTGGTGCTGTCTGCACTCTCCCACCAGCCATCGGCGCGCTGGAAGGCTTCGAACTCCAAGCCCCACTCCCGCTGATACCAGTCGGCGCAGACCTGCCAGCAGTCCCAGGCGCCGTGCACGAACGGGCGCTTGAGCAGCGGCGTGCTGCCGGTGGGCGTGATCGTGCGAAGGTCGCCTTCAGGCCATGACAGGATGTGCCAGGGCAAGGCCGTGGCCTCGCACATGCCCAGGTCGCGCGATGACGGCCGGCTGGTGGCGTCCGGATGCGAGTGGACGATGCCAATCACCTCCCCCTGGTCTTCCGCCGCAGCGTAGTCCTCTGGTTCCAGCCTGAACTCTTCGTTCGGCTCGGTGGCGATGTTCCGGCACGGGAAGTACTTCTGCGCTCGCCCGACGGCCAGCACCAGGCCGCAGCACTCTTTCGGGTACTCGGCCGCCGCATGCGCCTGGATGGCCGCAATGATGTGTTTGCGCATGGTCAGCTCCGAGCGATCAAAGAAACGGCGGGGAATCCGCCGAATGGCAAAGGGTTGCCCTCGCCGAAGCGGGGGATACAGCCCTTGCCCAGGGTGGCGTCGCACACATCCAGTTCAGGGTTGTCGGTAACGATCCCGTCCTTAGTGACGTAGGGCCCGGTGTAGCCGCAGTTGGGACCTCGGTAACCACCGGTGAGGCACCAGTGGCACAACGTCGTCATTTGCCGGCCAATGGTTTCGCCGCCAACATCGCCAGGGCTGGCCAAGTCCCAGCTGACCGTCTCGCCGTCCTCGTTGGTCTTCTGGTCGACATACCAGACCTCGATCGATTCCTGGGTGGGATCGGCCGTGGGGTTTCCGCCTTCGAAGTTCACCGCGTCGAGAAACTCGGCCAGCGTGTTACGGATGGTCAGTTTGAACTCCAGCAGATCCTCGAAAGCCAGGCAGAGCGCGGTGATTCTCCCGTTGACGTTGCCGACCGACAGCTTGGGCCGTACCGCAGTGCCGTCGCCATTCGCCTCGCTGCCCTCGTACTGCATGGGCCAGGCGCCGTACTCTTCGCCCTTCCACCAGATCGACTTGGCCGGTAACTGGTCAGCGTTGCCGCCGGCAGCCATCAGCTCAGCAGGAGTGTGCGGTATCGCATGCCCGTGGAAACGCAGCACATCGGCGCCGTAATCGCTGCCGTCCAGCTCAAACAGCATGACTTCGTTGCCAGGCTCAAGAGTCTGGATAGCATTGATCAGCGACATGGATTGACCTTTACGGGTGGAAAGCGCGCTCGAACGTCGCGGTCACTTTGAATACGCCCCCGCCCATGGGCGTAGGGGTTGGGTTCTTGCAGGTGAAAAGGCCAAGCTGGCCAAGGGGGGTGGTCCACAGGAAGGCCTTGGCGCCCTTGTGACGGTCGAAGAACTCCATGATTTTCAGCGCTGTGAATTTGGTTCCGGTATGCGTGACGGGGTAGGCATCCTCCTTGTTGTTTGGCCCATCTCCGACAGTTTGCTTATATCCCCCACCGAATCTAGATTGCCGGGTTCTATATTCAATCGTGGGCGCCTCCCCGTGCTGGGTGGGCCAGGTGAATGTCTCGATCGCCATGATGGCTCCGGGTAGAATGTTTTTTTGACCAAGGAAATGGGTAATTACATGAAAATGAAACTCACAGAAGTAAGCGTCTACGAAGACACTCCGGACATTGGGAAAACCAGCATCGGCGGGGGTGTCACAATTTCGCTAGAGATGGAAGATGGACAGGCCGGCGGAACCTTCGGGGTAACTTTCGAGCATGAAGGAGCCAAAGATCTGACCTATCGCCAGCTTGAGCAACTTGTGCTTGATAAGGTCCGGTCATCCCTGACCGAGATTTAACGGCGAATCATTGCCGCTGCTTATCTCCCGTTGATTGCTCTCCACGTTGCGCCCCCGCTGGGGCTCAACGTTCTTCGCTCATTTGCTGCGATCTCACCCCGGATCATCGCGAGGAACTGAGGGGCCAGATTCTGGCCCATTGCTGTGTCTGCAGTCGCATCGCCAGATCCATCTCGATTGATGTTGATGGTGACCTCCATCTTCGACTCGGTGTTGCCACCGCCTCCCCCGCCGCCTAATGCCCGAACCCCAAGCTCGCCGCCCGCCGTCCTGGTCAGCGGCATGATTGCCTCCGGCCCCGCTTCGGCGAAGATGCCCGCGCCCTTCGCGAAGGCGAACATCTGCGGCTTGTCATGCACCTGGTTGCTGAAGCTCGACAGGCTTGGGGAGTCGTACACACCGCCCTTGGCGTTCGCTGTGATGGCACCCCCAATGTCAGACCCGAAGCTGGTAGCGCCAGCAGCCGCACCGCCACCGAAGTACGCGCCAATAGCGGTACCGGCCAGGCTCGAAAGCAAGCCAGAGGCAGCCTGCCGCGTAGCAATCCTCGCCATATCGGCGATGATCGACTTCGCGAAGTCCGAGAACGAAAGTTTGCCGGTGATAGCAAAATTCGCGACCGCGTCTTCCATGCCGGAAAAGGCATTGGTAAACAGGCTCTTGGTCTGTCCCGCCACATCGTTGGCAGACTGCAGGTAGTTCTGGAAAGCAGAAGAGGCTCCGCTACGCCAGTCACCCTGCGCCTCCGACATCTTGTCGTAGTTGTCGACCACCGTGTCGCGGTACTTCCTTTCCGCATCTTCAAGGCTGGCCAGGTCGCGCATGTAGTCTTCCTGGCTGTACTTGTCAGGCGCGGTCTTGCGGCGATCCAGCAGCTTGGCTCGCTCGTCGTTGAACTTGTCCGTGGTTGCGTCGAGGCTCGCTTGCAGTGCCGCTTGCCGGTCGCCCAGCCCCAGCCCGTTTGCTGCACGGGATCCAGCCGCTTCCAGTGCGGCGCGCTGACGCTCAAGCTGATTGACGTACGCCTCCGAGGCGGCCGTCAGTTGCTCAAGGCGACCCTTCTCGCTTGTGGCGATGATCGTCAGCTGGCTATCGGCGTCCTTTTGCGCTTTGACCATTCCAGTGCGAGCATCGGCGATCTTCTGGTCGAGCTGGATGCTCTGGGCCGCCGTCGTGCCTTTCTTGGCCTTGGCCGCTTCCAGTGCATCAATCTCGGCCTGGTACGCCGCGGTGACATCGTCCTTTTCCTGATTGATCAGTGCCGAACGCTGCTTCGCATAATCCGAGAGCGATACCACGCCGGCTTTCTGCTGGGCCTCCAGTTCCTTCTGGGCGTTCCGGTATTCATTGACTATATCGGAGAGGTTGTTCTTGGCGTTGTTGAAGCTGGTCAGGTCGACTTGGTTAGAGGCAGCCTTCGGATCTTTGAACTTATCGTCAAGACCCTTCCTGAGAGTGTCATAGGCTCCGCCGGAGAAGTCTTTGCCGTTGTAGTCCACGCCTGCCAGAAGCGGATTGTCTTTTCCGCTTCTGGCAGAAGCCTTCATTAATTCGAAAAACTGCTCTTTAAGCTTTTTGTAGGCTTCAGTTTTCTTTGATTGTGGCGAAACGTTTTCGAGCTGCTCATCCAGATCGCGACTCACTTTGATCATGTCTCGATTAGCATTCTCGAGATCAGTTTTCGCCTGAGTTTCTTTCTTGTCCGCATCTGTGCGTGCCGCTGCGTCAGCAACCTGTTTTTTAAGAGATTGCGTGCTGTTATCGCCAAAGCTGAAGAGGTTGGAGAGCGCGCCAGTGAAACCGCCACCTTTCCGCGTATCCAGGATTCGCTGAGCAATTTCGGTTTGCTTACTAGAGTCTGGAACCAGTTCGCTTCGAACCGCGCCGTATGCGTTACTGATCGCTCGCTTAATGGCGTTCCAGTCCCGCTCTACATCAGAAAGCGACTCACGGTACAGCTTCAGCCTTTCCTGGGCGGACTGACTCAAGTCGGCGCTCAGAACATCTAGGGCTTTTTGATGCTCTCCTTGTTCGTCAAGGGCCTTGATAACTTCGTACTGCTCGTACGTGAGCAGCCCATATTGCTCGCTGATCTTGGCCGCCGATTCAGATGCATTCTTCCCAGAGCTTGCCAGCGACTTGGCAACCTCATCTGCGCCCTTGCCGGTAATCTCGCTAATCGCTGCGGATGCGGTAGCCAGATTTTGAATCTGGACGCCGCTAGTCGCCAGACCAGACGACAGAGCCACTACGGCATCTTTGGCACTACGAATGTTTCCGGTAGCAACTCCAGCAGCGGATGCAATTTGCGACAAGGAGGAAGCAGTTTGGCCGGCTTGATTTGGCCCTGAAAAAAGCGCGCGATTGAACGCTGCGACTTCCTTTTCTGCATCGTAGTACGCGTAGGCCAGACCTCCGATTATTGCCGTGAGCAGACCAGCCGGAATTACCATTGCCGCCATGCTCTTCGCTGAGGCGCCTGCTCCCGCTCCCAGCTGAGCGATCGCTCTTGCCCCGCTCCCCCAGTCGCCAGATTGAAGAGCGTTAGTCAACTGCATTACGTTTTCTTGGGCCTGGCGAGTGCCTAGCTTCAATTTGTCAAATGCAGTCTCTGTTGCGGTCAACCCAGCCCTGTCCTTACCGATCTTCGCTAAGGACTCGGTGTAGCGCTCGGCGTCGATTTGACCTGACTTATGCAGATCGTTGAGCGCCTTTTCCTGGGCTGCCAGCTTCGCCAGCTTGGCGGTTACCGGGTCAATTCCATTTACGGTGCGTTTCAGCGCCTCAATCTGGCGGCTTTCGGCATCTATCAGCTTCTGCTTCTGCGCCAACTCCCTGGCTTCAGCCTTCTCGATTTTATCGTAGGCCTTGCCCAGTTGGTCTTGGTACTTCGCCTGCTCTTCGATAGTGACTAGGCCACCCTTTCGAGCGCGCTCAAGCAAGCCCTCAGCTTGTACCAGCGACTCAATGCTATCGATGTTTCCCGTCATCGCCTTATCAAGCTGGCTGATGACGTTTATTTCAGCCGCTGCGCTGTCGATCGCCTTGCGGCTTGCCCCGGACCGCCGGTCTATTGCGGCAGTCGACTTTTCTACGCCCTGAGCTACTTCGCTCTCTGCCTGGGTGATCTTCTTGCCGGTATTGGCCAGGCCTTCGCCGGATTTACCGAGGTCGTCGATTGCCTTCTGTGCGCCCGCTGCGGAATCGACCAATTTATCCAGGTCGTCAGCTGCCTTTGCTGCTTGCGAGGACTCGACTGCAATGCCCAGGGAGGCGAAGTTGCTGCTCATCAGTTTTCTCCGGGCAATAAAAAACCCGCCGGAGCGGGTCTTTTTCTGTATTTGGTTTAATTCTTCAGTACCTTTAACTTTTCAGCTTCGAACTCAGCCTCAGTGAGCACACCTTTATCCCGAAGAGCTGCCAGGGTCTCAAGCTGCTTGTACTTTGGGTCAATCGCCGCTTCCATTTTTACTGGTGCTACTTCTGGCTTGTTAATCGCTGAAACCGACCAGATGAGCGCTGCCAGCCACCCAATGAATGTCCAGCCCAGGAACAGGTTGAGCAGGAATATTCCAGTTCCGTTTGGATGCTCACGCCTTGACGCAATAAACGTAGGCAGGAAGTACGCTACGAACGCTACCGCCAATAAAATAAAGCCCGCTACCGGGCTGGAACCGTCAGACATATGAATCTCCCTTTTGATAAAGGCAATCTAGCATTATCTGACGGAAGCACCAAAGCCCCGCATGGGCGTGGTTCTTCCATTGGTTGCTAGTCTTCTATAGCAATACACCGATGCTTCACCCCCCACCTCTAGCGCTTTCCCTCTGCTCCGCCATCACCTGCAAGGCTTCAGCCTCCATTCGCCGAAAGTCCCTGAAAATGGTTTGTCGCTGGCTGATCGGTACGCCACACATCCGAATAACCCCGGAGAGAACGCTGTAATCCATGCCTGTTGCGCCGCACGCGCCTGTGCGCCACTGGGTGCTCATGGCCTCGAAGACTTTGAAGGCGTCCCAGTTGTCCGGCCAGATGCCGACTTCCTTGTCGGGGATATCCTGACGCGACAACCCAAAGGCCATCAGCTCTGCATCTGATGGCCCTGGCTCATACAGCGCGCGCGAGGCGCTTAGGAGTTTCCCAGGCGGGCCTCGCTGAAGGCTTCGGCGTACGCGTTCAGCACTGCCTTCGGCGCCGAGTTGATCGAATTGACGAGAATGCGCACGTTTTCAGGCGTGAATTCCTCTTCGATGTCCCAGCCCACAACCACATCCAGCAGTTGATCGGCTTGCAGTGCGATCTGGGCGGCGGTGAAAGCTTTGAGGTCCATGTCGCCGACCTGCTTGCCCAGTTCGTCGTGCCGCTCGTTCCATCCGGTATACAGCTCGGCGAGCGCGGTACGGTCCAGGTACTTGAACTCGAATTCCACCTTCTCGGCGTTGTAGCCGGCACGCTGGATCATCACCGGTGCCTTGAAAGTCGGTTTCTGTATCAACTTGAACTTGGCCATGGGTTACACCGCGGCCGCGTAACGGGCTGGGCGACCGGTCAGCGCCAGGCTGATAACACGGGTCATCAGGTTGTTGCGGGACATTGTCGGGGTCGACGTGATCGACACATAGCCGTTGTAGATGATGCTGCTGCCGCCCGGCAGGTTCAGGCGAAGCAAGCGAGCCTGCTTGTCGTCGTCAGCAGCTTCACACACCGCCACGTAAGGCTTGGACGGATCATCAGCGACCGTGAAGGTCAGCGTGATTGGGTTTTTGGTGGTAGGCATCTGGCGATCATCATCGTCAGCCAGGAAACCAAAGGTCAGGAACTGCTGATCACCACCACTGGAATTCATCTCAGTAATCTGCGAGATCTCGGTGAAGGCTGTCACCTCGCGAACGGAACCAATCCCCGAGCCCGCGGGATACTGCTGGATGCTGGTCGTATTGATGTTCTCCAGCGCGAACGTGCCGCTGGCGATCGTCCCAACTCGAACGCCGCGACCATCGAGGCGGGTCCAGCCAGAATTTACGGCAATGATGTCGCCCTCGGCCAGACCGTGCGCCGCAGCCGTCGCGACGGCTGGATTGGCGTTTGTCAGGGCGGTGAATGGGATCGGCGTGCCGTAGATGGACGCGATCTCAAGGGTGGCGCCGTTGGGCATTTGCATGGGTGTTTCCTCTTTTCATAAATGACAAAACCCGCGCAGAGGCGGGTTTCGGGGTTTGCCCAACGGGCTTATTCAGGTGGCGATGTCCGCTCGGTATTCGAACGACACCGGCACGGTAAATGTGGGTGGATCGGGGATGCCGGGGCCGGGGTCAACTGGCGACATCGTAACGACGGTGAGGCCTGCCTTCGTGTCTCTCGCGTACAGCGGGAATAGCGTGGTCAACTCAGCCACAAGTGGGTTCGTCTTGGCCTTGCCGGTGCCGGCCGGAGCCACAATGCTGACCTGGTAGACGCCGATGAACGCGCGGTGGTCGCCAGCGAGCGTGCTGCTGGCGGTATCGCCTGGGAGCATGAACGCCCGCAGATAGGTCTCGCCGTCCGCAGGGTCATACTGGATATTCTCAAACACGATCTTTATGGGCTCTGCCCGCGCCTTGCTCCAGGCAAGTAACTTGGCCTCGTAGATCGACGCGATAATGGCGTGGCTCATACCTGGTTGTTCCTTGTGGCTTCGTCGACGATCTGCTGGAAGCGGGCCAGGGTGATCCGGACCATGCCGCCGGGTGCTTGGGTCGAGTGCCCGTACTCAAGCGGGATTGCGTAGGGCAAGTTGTTCACGATATAGGCAGTTTGCCCTGCCGTGAGCGACTCTACCTGCAGCTTAAGCTTGGCCAGCGTTACACCGCCGGCCGGGTCGACCTGATCAAGCGTGCCTTCTGCGGGTGTGCCGATGGAAAACTGCCAATTCCCGCGGAACCTCCCGCCGACGTAATCCTTGCCCGCCACCAGGCCATTCACATTGAAGTTCTGGTCGCGCTCGGTCTTGGTCAGGTGCTTGGCGTACTTGACCCCGCGCCGCAGCTTGCCTGCCCTGGTGAAGTTTGATTCGTTGAGGTTGATGATCGTGTTGCGGACCGCGACCTTGAAGTCGTAGTCGTCGGCTGCGCGGGCATTGGTTTGGCGGCGAGCAACGTTCGCGGCCCAGATTTCAGGATTGCCTACCGGAGACATGCGAATGACGCTGCTCCCGATCTCGATGACGATCTCGCGGATGGTCGCGTCGATACCACCCTTCGCGCGCGCGGCGAAGTCGCGAATGTTCTCGGCAAAGCTGCCGTTCATACTCGCGTACTTGTTCGTCACGACCGCACCTGCAACTCATACAGGATCGGCGTACCGGCTGGATTAATCTCTTTCAGTGGCGGAACGATTGACCAGCTGCGGCCCTGGACCGCTACTTTGTCGAGCAGACCCGGCACCCAGGCCAAGCCCTGCGCCGCGATCTTGAGCTTCTTGTCGCCCTGCAGGATGAGGCTGTTGTTTTGGAATTCTTGACCAGTGAAGTCAAGCAGGATGCCTTGGGCAATCTGCTCGACGGAGGCACCAGGAGCTTCGCCGCCGATGTTCGGGTCGTACTCGCCCGGCTCCGTCTTGCTGATGGTCACGGCCTGGCCGAACTCTGTGATCATCTCCAGAGCCATCACGGCCATTTCGTCATAGAAGGTAGCCATGGTGGTCTCCGTTGCTGCTAAGCGCGCACTGCGAACAGCCCGCGCTTTTGTAGGTAGTCCGCAAACTGCGTGGCGCTCGGACGATCCGGCGCAGCAGGCAATAGCCGATTGCTTGTGTTGGAGATCGTCGCGTACTCGCGAGTGACCGCGCCCTCGACGCGCTCAAGTGTCACAGCCCCCTTGCGCTTGTCGATTGGGTCGATGTCGTCCTGATGTATCTCGGCGGCCAGGGCCATCTGCCCGTACTGAATGCGCGCTGGCAGATAGTTGTCCGGCTTGATCTCGCGATCCAGCAGCACTTCCCTGCGCGGCCAGGACAGGGCCTGCTCGCTATTCGACTTGCGACCCTTCCAGGTCATGCCATCCATCACCAAGGCGGCCCGGCGAAGCAACGCCTCTTGCGCGGGAGCGCCCGCAGGGATGACCGTGCCGAATTTCACGGCATACAGGGCCAGGTCCTCGGCGCTCGCGTAGCTTTCAGCGTCAGGCTTGCCGGTGCCGTCCTCGATGATGAGCATGATTACTCCTTGATTTCGTTCAGGCGGTCAGCCTCGGCCTTCGCTTCATCGGCAGTGCCGACGAACTCGCCAAAGCGTACACCGTCGCGGGTGATGATGATCCACTGGTCGTTCGATTCCAGCTTCGGAATGTAGACCGGCTCATCCTTCGTGCCATCCTTGAGGGTCCCGTTAGTGCCACCGGTCAGCACGGTTTTACCGGTTTTTTCCTTACCGGAGGCCACTTTGTCCTTCGCGGTTTTTTCCTTACCGGCGGCGGACGTAACCGGAGTTTTGCGGATCTGCACCTCGACCTCAATCTCGGCAGCGTCATACGCGGATTTGATCTCAGGGTAATCGCCCACAATAACGACCTTTGTCACGCCACGCTCCACTGCGCGGAACAGATCGGGATTGCGGTAGCGCTTGTTGGGGTCGAAGTCACCCAATTGGTTGCTATAAACGAGTTCCATGATTATCTCCATGGCGGCCATTGCTGGCCGCGCCTTGAGGTCGGTGTTAACCGCCGACTGGTGGGGTGGTGGTGAGGGTGATCATCACGCCGGCGGTGACCTTGTTGCTGTCCGAGTGCTTGACCCAGTTGGCGGCCGAACCAACAGCGGCCAAGGTTGGGTTGGAGCCACCGGTAGACTCTTTCCAGCTGTAGCCCAGGACGTCGATGTTGACGGTGCCCTCGGCGCGGTAGCCGATAGCCAGGTTCTCTTCGTCGTTCACCTCGTACGAACGGAAGCCTGGCGCCTGGGATTCGGTGATCACCACGGCGTTTGGCAGCAAGCCGAAGATCGCGTCGACCGGCGCCTTGTCGGTCACCAGTACCGGCTTGCCCAGGGTGCCGGGCAGGCCGCCGTAGATCACGACGCCTGCCTCTTCGTAGACCTTGTTCGCAATCGCTTCGTCAACGATGTCGAAGTAGGCAGACGAGTGCATGACCCACAGCGCAATGCGACCGAACTTGTCGCCGAACTTGCGCATACCGCGGGTCAGGGTCTTCTTGCCGTCGGTTTCGATGTTGGCAGTTACCACCATGCCAGCGTTGGAGCCGATGGCAGCCTTCAACGCGCCGGTGGCGTATTCGATGAAGCCTTCGATGGTGGCGTCGGCCACGTCGGCGCCGATGATCTGGGAGAACTCTTCCACCGGGCGACCGCGGCGCTTAAATGCCTCTTCAGTGGTCTGGTATGGGCCGTACTTCCACGGGGCCTTCACACCTACAGCCTCGCCTGCACCGATTTTCTTGGCGTTGACTTTGGCTTCGGAGTTCACGTCACGGTGTTCCAGGCCACCGCCGAGCTTATAGAAAGCACGCTTGCGGAAGTCACCTTGGATCAGTTCGTTGTCGAGAACGATTGCGCCGTTGGACGACGCATTGAACACGTCCAGATTGTCCTGAATACGCTCCAGATATGCAGTTTGCGCCTCATCGTTGTAGATGATCAGGTCGCTGTTTACGGTTGTAGCCATGGGTTTGTCCCCTTACTTGGGCAATGCGAGGAATGCGGTTTGGCCGTGCTTGCGCTGGTAGTCGCGCTTTTGCTCAGCAGTCATTTCGGAGCGCTTGAATGCAGCCTGGCCGCCACCCCCGCCCGGGGCTTGTGTCCCTGAAGCCCTAGGCCACAGGTGAGGAGCGCTTTCGCGCAAAGATTCCGCCCATTCGAGCGGGGTCAGAGGGGACTTGCCGTCTTTGCCGAGGATGGGCTGGCCATTCTCGTCAACGGCGACCGCTTCACCCTCTTCGTTCAACGTAAACACGCCCTTGGCGCGCAGGATGATGTCGTCGGTTGCTTCGGGGAGTGCACCAGCCTTCAGGGCGGCGCCACGCACCGAGTCACCCAGGACCTTGCCCTGGAACTTGGCGGCGAAGGCCTCGGCCTTCTCGGCGCGGCCGGTGATGGCCTTCATCTGCTTGTCGTAGTCACTGCGTAGGCGCTCGGTGCGGCGATTGAACACCTCGTCCACCTTGCCCTCCGTCAGCAGCTTGGTTTCCTCGTCCTGGCCCGCACGACTGAGCAGACCTTTCACAGCGTCGATGTCGATACCTTCAAACTGGGTTTCGAACTGGGTCAGCTTGCCGGAGGTTTCCTTCAGCTTACCCAGAAGCTCCGAGTTCTTGGTTTTGAGACCAGACACAGATGCTTCAACGGCAGTCGCGATAGCGGCCTTGATTGCCGGGTTTTCCAGGTCGATTTCGTTTTCTTCTGCCACGTTGATGCACCCCTTGGGTATGTTTCGCCCGCTTTGCAGGCAATAAAAAACCGCCCGGAGGCGGCTGAGTAAGTGTGTTCGGCTAAATCCCGGCGCGCTCGAAGGCGAGAGGCTCCAGGCTTTTCATCTGTTTCAATGTCAGCGGCGCAAAGTTGCGGTCAAGCTGCAGCTCGGCGAAGCGCTCGACGGTCAACCCGCCCTCCCGGAACAGCTTGCCCCGTACAGGCCCTATAGCCACATCCTGGAACGATGCCGGCTGCTGCTGGAGCCAGTGGTAGTAATCCAGATCGGCATTGACCTGCTGCCCTCCATTGGCACCAACGGAAGCCCGCGTAGCGCCTTTGGCGAACATTGCGCTGAGCTTCGTCAGTAGGATGAAGGTGGTACGGCAATTCGGGTGGAACGGCGGCCTCGGGCCGGACTCCACCGGAAACTTGCGCTTGTCCATCGAGCGGCATTGCTGGCTGGTCTTGCTGTCCAGCGTGGCCACCATCTGGATCTCTTCGACGATATCTGTGTTGGCCTTTGCCACCGCCATCCGCGCCTGGGACGATACATGTTGAATGGCGGTGTGCACGATAGTGCTGGCATTGCGGTTGGTGATGGCCAGGATGCCGTCTTTGTACCCGGCAGCCTTCGTGCCGCGGATGTTTCGGATGATCTGGAAGTTCGTCTGGCCTTCGAAAAAGCCCTGCCGGATAGTGCCGGTGACACGCTCACGCTCGGCGCTAGTCCAGCCCTTGATGAAAGCCTTCAGCAGCTTCCCGCCGCCGGTACCGCGCACGCTGAGAGGATTCGTTAGCACGGCTGTGCGGATCGCGGCAGCCGTCGGCGCGACGACATCCAGCGAAACGCCAACCGGTGCCGACCTGGCAAGGCTGGTCGCCTCGAACTCAGCCTCGTAGTTGGCGATATCCACCAGGTCGAGGTTCAGTTGCGCGCTGTAACGGTCGAAGATGCCCAACAGTAGGCTATCTACTTCCTTCAGCATCGCTTCAAGGCGCTTGACGTTGTACTCGGTCAGGTCCGATTGGGTGAGCCTGTCACGGATTGAGCGGTCAATCTCCTTGAGGAAAGGAGCGAACTTGCCCACTTCCCCTGCCTTCAGTTTTTCGAGGAAGACGGCGTGCCGGATGGTCGCGTCAAGTACTGCCTGGTTCGCTGCCATCTACTTTGTCCTCGTCGTCCAGCCCAAGGCCATCGCCCTGCTCTTCCAGTTCGCCGTCGATCTGTTGATCAGTACGCTCTGGTGCGATCAGCCCAAGCTTGCGCAGGTAAGCCCGCAAGTCCGCCTTGGCGAATCCGCCGTTCTGCCACAAGCTAATCAAGGCCGTGATCATCTGCGGATCAGCCGAGAGTTCGACGAACTCCTGATTCACCTGGTAGGCGACCTTATTGTCGGTGATGCCCATGTAGGTGCAGCACCACATGATGGCTCGTGTGTAGGCTTCGCTGACGTTCGCCACGCACCCGGCAAGAACTGATGTCGATGCCGACTGGTCGCCGCGAGACTCTGTAGCGGTCTTGGTGGCTAGTGACGCCACAACCATCCGCGCGCCCAGCTCGATCATCATCTGGTTTTTGTCGGCCATGGCCTCCTTTACCAGCGTGTTAGGCGTGGGCTGCGCATAACCGAAGGCGCCACCAGCGGGCAGCATCATCGGGGCCCTGGAGCCAACGTAAATACCGTTTTTCTCCATCCAGTCGCGCCAGGACTCGTCGAGCCCACTGATCCACGGCTGGGCCTGGCCGCACCAGAACACACTGTCTTCGTAATCAGCGCTGTTCCGGTAGTGGCCCAGGTTGATCATGGCGATGTCGTAGAGAGGCGACTCATCAATGCTCGGATCGTTGTTCTGTGCACCGACGAAGGTGAACGGGATCTCCTTCAGCCGGCCACCGGCACCCGTAGGCCGGAATTCCTCAGTAACCGCCAGTGGCCCGCCAGTCTCTGGCCCTGACCGGCGCCATACTCGACAAACGAAGCCGTCTTCCTCCAAGGCCAGCTCCCGGTACTGCTCAACTGTTTTGAAGCCAAAGCCATCGGGAATTTCCGGCGACTCCTTCAGTACTACCAGCGTCAGCACGCTATGACCGTTCACCATCCCGGTCCGCCAATTGATGATCTCCTCGGCACAGTAGGTGAGGATCACCGCGTGCCCGCCAATACCTTCGTCCTGGTGATAGTCGACATACAAACCATGCCGGCCAGCCTCGAGCACCTTCTCCAGCGTGCCCTGGGAGTGCTGATAAATGCTCACGCCGGAGCCGTTGGCGTTGTCTTGCAGGTATTCCAGCTTCTTCGGCACAGTGAGTGTCGGGTCTTTATGGAAGGCCAGTCCCAGCAGCCCGTTACGGGTGTGCCCAGTGGCGTTCTTGAACACCGCGCGCTCGCGGTAAGCCCGATTCCGGTCCTGATTCTCCGGCGACTTGTCGTGTGCATTGATGTAGGGCAGCCGATCGACAACCCTGTGCTGGCCCGCGCAGACGTCGCGAACGGTTGCCCAGCGGTCCAGCACTGCCGTGTATTCCGCCCGCTTGAAGGAGACGTCGTTGCTCATCGGGCGTATCCCATTTTGATAGCGGTGACCGGTTTGATGATCGGGTACTCGCGGTGGATGAAGTAGCCGCCGGCGTCGTTCGCGTGATCGATACCGGCGGTTTTGTCTGGCTCCCCGTTCGCGCCCCACACCTGCTGCTCCAGGCCATCGGCGTAGGTTGGGCAGGTGAACGAGTTGACCAGGTAGCGGCGCTCGCCCTGCGCATTGCAGAAGACGGCGTTCATTGCGTTGATACGATCCTTCACCGGCGGGTTCGCAGCTGGAGCGATGACCGCGAACCCGGCCTGCTTGAGCATGGCCAGGTCGGTGATACTGGCGTTCACGGACTTGCGAGAGTCGCCCGAGGCATCCGGGTAGATCCTGATCTCGCACGTCTTCTTGAAGTCATTGCCGTCGTGCTGCCAGTAGCGTTCCTTGATGCGGCGGATCATATCGGGCGTGTCGTAGCCGTCGACCAGCTCATCTACGGCCCTGGGCATGCCCTGGTCGCGCTTGACGTGGGTGATCGCCGCCATCTTGCCGACGTTGAAGTCCATCCCGATGAACAGTGGCTCTCCGGGCTGCACAGTGTCGAAGCACCCATTGAGCTTGCGGTCGTACGCCGTGTAAATCGTGCCAGACGTCAGGTTGACGAACTGGCCCTTGAGGTACGCCATGATTAACTGAGGCGGGTACGACTCCATCAGTGATGCGATGTAGTCATCCGGTAAGTTCAGCTCGTTGTCGAACGTGCTGGCCTGCACCAAGCCATACATCTCTTTCAGCGACGGCTTATCGCGCAGCTGTTTCACAAACTGCAGGAAGACGAACTTGAAGCCTTCCGGCGTCGTGGTGACGTCCACCCCGTTCTTCAGCCCGGGCAAGTTGTAGCGCATGCGGGCAATGATCTTGCGCCAAGCTTGCTGCGCCTTGACAGCGGTCAGCACGTCCAGCTCATCCACTAGAGCATGGCCAATCTTGAAGCCGACGATGGTCTGCGGCTTCTCCATCGATCGGCAGATCACAGTGCCGCGGGACTGGCGGCCACTGTAGATATGAACCTCGTGGTTCGCCTGGTTGATCTTCGTCTTCAACCCCCAGTCGTAGGCCACCTCATCCATGGTCGGATAGAAGATGTCCCGGATCTGCGGGTAAGTCGGTGCGAAGTAGCCCGCGTTGACGCCAGGCCACTCCATGAAATGCTTGCTCAGTGCCGAGCATCCCACCCAGGTCTTGCCTGAACCGAACCCGGCAACGAACGCGCGAAACTTGTGGGGCAGTGTGAGGAACTGAGCCTGCGGAACGTTAAGGCTCGGCATTCGGCTTCCTCGCATCCACCACGTCGACCTGGATTCGGGTCGGGATCACCGGTTCGTCGCCAACCTCTTCCTTCCGGGCCCGGTTGACGTAGATGTCGCCGGTTTCCTTCGCGGCCTGTTCGAGAATTTGCATTGCCAAGCCGATGTTCTTCATCGTCTCGGCCTTCTCCACGAAACGATTCATGGCGCGGAGTCGATAAGCTCGGTTAGCTATGGGTATCTCTGCGGTTTGCTCACGGAAACGCTTGCGAGTGTCGTGGAACAGGGTTTGCCATTTGAGTGCCAGATGGGAGCCAGCACGCTTTGTGGGGTCGTGCTGCTCTACCTGCTGGCGGGTCACGTCCACGTCGAATTCTTGCTTCACCGCTTGTGAGACCTGGCTCGGCGTGTCGAAACAGGCCAAAGCCTGAACGATGAAGCTCTTCACCTCATTTTTCAGGGCTGCCATAAGTTAGATTCCGTCTCACGCCTGTCTTACATCAGGCCAACTTGAGCAGACAGGTTCCGCAGGCCCTCGATATGTTCAATTTCCCCACCTCAGCAGGACTGTTTGCAGCGTCCACCAACGCTTGGACGTCAGGGCTCGCACCATAGCGGCGGACCACACCGACGAACTCTTCGACGTCGTGACCGCGCATCTCAAGCTTGGGCAATCCTTCCTGGGTGAACTTGGGAGCGCCGTACTGATCCTTCGCCTGGGCGATGTGGTACAGCTCGTGCTCTACCAGGGCACAGAACTCAGCCTCGGTGCACTGGGCGCAGTAGTCAGCGGCAAGGGTGATCAGGAACTCTGGCTCTTCGCCGAACCAGTCACGCATCTGCTGCTCTTGTCGGGCCTTCTGCCAACCACCCGCCCGGATCATCAGTTGCTCGGCCTGGCCCAGCACCGTCCTACCCTTCTTCGCAAACGCAGACGACGCCCACAGCACGCCGACATTCGCGTCGATGAGGTGAGCGTGCTCTTCGTTGTGGATACCACCGGTGGTGGCGAGGATCTCGGCCTGTATCCACTCCCATACATCAGGGGCAGGTTGCAGGGTGAGCCATAGCGACTCGAGCAGGTCGGCCGGTGGCATCGGTCTGCTCATAGCTACTCCCGCGCCACAAAACGGCGCATGTCGATTTCGTGGCGCGGTGGAATTATCCTATCCGCGAATGAATTACCCCACAGGGATCGGGATGACCAGACTTACCAAGATTCGTATTGCCCTCACGCTTGGTGCGCTCGCCGGAATCGCTCCAGTGACATTGATCTTCCTCTGGGGACTAATCTATTTGGTCATAGCCATCGTCTATATGGATAAGCTTGCCTTGCCAGTGACGATAATCGCCATCTCTGTACCGAGCCTATGGGGGTGCTGGAAAGCCTATGCAGCCGCAATGGCGAGCAAGCCCAGGCACCCACGTGACTGGCGAGTTATCGCGTCAGTCATTGTCGCCACTTTCTGGGCCTTCCCATGCAGCGCGGCAATGAGCTGGGATCTCACGATCCTATTCACATTTCTCATGCCGGGATTGACTGCAGCGATCATGCTCGCCGTGACCGAGTGCCGCGCTCGCAGGAATGGTCAGAACGGCGAGGTTACGGCGATACCCGATTGAGGGCCTCATCAGCCTTGTCGGCTGCCTTTGTAGCGGTGGTCGCCGCCTTGGTGGCCTTCTCGGCTGCCGAGCTGGTCTTTCGGGTCAGCTCATCCAGGCGATGGTCACGCTGCAGCGTGGCCTCGTCGTAGGCGGCGCGGATCTCGGCGACCTGTTGGCGGTAGGAATCAGCCAGCGCCCACTGACCGAGCTGGAAGCCGGAGAAGACCCCACCGGTGACCAGCAGCATCGCGATAAACCACACCTCCACCCGACGCCACCAATGGCGGGCCATGAACTGGATTGCGCACTTGTCCATCAGGTAGTACCTCCCAGCTTGATGCGCAGGCGGGCGATCTCGTCGCTTTGCAGCGTCACCCGCTCTGTGAGGTTGGCGACCTGACTGGTCAGGGCTTCGATCTTCCCTTCCATGCGGCCGACGGTTGCGGCCAAGTCATTGCGCTCCTTGGCGAACTGATCGGCGCGGGCCTCGGCAAGCTTGCGGGCCTCACGTTCGGAGTCGAGCAGTTCATTCAGGCGGCGCACGGTGCCGATGTCGGCGTTATCCATTGCGCGGTCAGCTGCATCCTTAGAGAGGAACTTGCGCAGCCAGAGGAATCCTCCCAGCAATACGGTGCCCGTTCCGCTCAGCCAGGTAGCTGTGCCTGGGCCAAGGTCGGTTGGGTCCATATTTGCTCCGCCCCGTCCGGGACTCTTGAGGCCCTCTTGCGGGCAATAAAAAACCCGGCTTTTTGGGCCGGGCTTCTTGTGGTCACTCCTAAACGCGCAGGAATGACAGGATGGGTGGATATTGGCTCATTGGCTCACTCGTCGTCAAGCGACATTTGCCACCAATAGGCCTTCATGGTCGAGAATGTGCTGAGCCTCGGTCAAAGCCTCGTTAACGGCGCCCTCCAGCACCTTGCGGATGTCACGCCGCCAGCGCTCTTGGGTCTTGATTGGGTGCGGCTCGTTTGACCAGTTGTCCATCTCGTACCAGCCGGCCGGCAAGACGTTCGTCGACCGCTTCCCATCCACGCCAGGCAGCTTTGGCAACGCCCATGTGACGACGGCACAGTGAAGGAAACGCTCGGGCGCTGGGGATCGCATGACCTTGGTCAGCTCCGCGATTGCCGCGTGTTTGCGCTCGGTGTGGGTCGAGAACTTCGCCACCAGCGCCCGCCAGTGCGCCGCCGACAGCGACTTATGCAGCCGGCCGAACACCCAGCAGTCGGTCAGGAAGGCAGCCTCCTTCCCGACGATCTCCCCCTTCTGCTTCGCGCACTGAACCTTTGGCTCGAAATCGCAGCCGCCGGCAGAGTTGATGGTTTCCGCGGCCAAGGCCCGGACTACTGCTGAAACAACGTTGCGATAGGTCATGCTGCCTCCCCCTTCTTCAGCTCTTTGGTCATTGCCCGGTACTTGGCCTTGATGGCCTTGATCTCTTCGACGGTGTACTTGCAGGCCGGGTGCAGCCCTTCCAGCCATGCCACCTTCTCGGCGCCGATGCGCTGGACTAGGCGGATGCGGTACTCCACGGCGTTGCCGGAAAGGTTGCGGTTGCACTTCACACACTGGCGATGGATGTTCAGCGGCTCGAAGCGAAGCTCAGGACACGCGCCGACGGAGCGGTAATGCCCGGCGTCCCAGCGGCTGCCGGTCATGAGGTCGTTGTCGTTCGGCGTGGAGTCGCAGCTGATGCACGGCAGGTGCGCGTCACGGAGGCGCACGTACTCGTTCACCGCGACCTGGGCTTCGCGCAGGTGATCCGCCCTGCTCTTCAGCTTTTCCTTGCGGACCTTGATCTCCCGGCGCCCTACTTCTGCCAAGGCTTTCCCGGCAATGGCTCGCCCCTTCTCGGACTTGCCGTGTGCGATGGCGCACTCGATCTCGCCGCACACCGCCTGCGCGCTTCTGGATGGCGTGAACATCACCCGGCACTCGGGGCAGCGCTTGCGGCGTGGCGCCCCAGATTTGATCGGGGTCTTGCGCTGCAGTGGGGTGCGCTTCATGCGGCCTCCTTTGGCGGGAAAACCGTCCAGTCGCCAATGTCCGACCAAACTCCGTGCTTGTGAGTCAGCTTGTCGGGCGAATAGCTGAAGCCGCCGATGAATGTCCAGAAGAACAACGGAATCCATGACAAGCCTGCGCGACCTTTAAGGCCATGCGTGCGGATGATTGCTTTCGTCCATCGGCAAACACTGGATGCCCGACCAATTGCGATAGCGACCCGAGGAATCGCTTTGCCGATTGCCCATGCGAGCCTGATCAGCACAGCCCAGCCGATCGCATAAACGATCACATCGAACCAAGTAATCACAGGGCCACCTCCTGCGACTTCTGCTGCTCATGGGTAAAGTCGCCCCTCAACGGCATCAGGTCTGCCGCCCTGAAGAATCCGTAGCCGTCCTCATCATCACGTCCAACGACCCAGCCCGCGTGCGGAGCGAACCACAAACAGCCATCCGGCTCGATAGCACCCTCCCCGGCAGAAATGAACACAACCAGCGACACAGTAGCCATAGCCGGAATCTGGTATTTCGAAACCAGCGTCAGTGCCAGGTCGCCCGGCTTGAAGTTATGGCTCATGCGTAGCTCCCGATCTGGTCAGCAGCACTCAAGGCCGCCTCTTCCGATTCAAAGTGGGCAGACAGGACCAAGCGCCAGCAGGCGTTGAACACGTCGCGGTAAAGGGGCTCAAAGGCTGTGTCATCCATCGAGGCCCAACTGATCGACTTGGCTTCCTTGCGCACGCCGTCGGGAGTGCGCACAAGATGAAAATGACCGGCCTCGATCGTCACCCACTCACGGAATGCCTCGCGGGACTTGTCCACGGCAGGAAAGCGCTCAGCCCTGGCCGACTCTAGGCCGGCGATGTATGCATTAACCGCATGCGACAACTGCCCAGGCTTTCCGCTCTGCGCCTCGAAGAACTTGGCCAGACCCTGTATGCCTCGCAACTCCTGACGAGGCACCAGGCCGCCGACCGGCTCCCAGTACTCCCACGCCAGATCCAGCATCGAGAAGAATTTGCCGTGGAACTTGGCGTTGCGCATGCGGGTGAATTTGCCGTGGACAACTTGGCCCAGTTTCCATTTCTGGGTGACTTCGCGGTCTGCCTCAGTGGCGGGCACAAGGCCCTGGGCGGTGCGGATAAGGGCGAGTTCAGCCATTGTCTTGCCCTCCATGCAGGCGAGCCAACAGCTTCAGCTTGGCGGCTTCCTCCCGCGCAGCCCACAATTCAGGGATGAGCTTTTTGTATGCTCTGTGCACGCCGAATGCATAGCCAATCTGGCTCCCGCTCGCTGCCGAAGTCAGGATTATGAAAACCAGCCACCAGTCGCTCATGGCTGCTCTCCGTTGCCCATGGCGGCGTCGATGGCCTTGCACGCCAAATCGACCTTGCGATACCAGTCCTTGAGCTTGCGGTAGCCTTGATCGCTGTGTTGCCCGTGAATCTCTAGGTCTTCCAGAACTGAGTCCAATTCAGGAAGAAGCACTACCAGCGATGAATTTGCGCGAAGCTCCTCGTTCTCGGCCTTCAGCTCAGCATTCACCCGCTCGTAGGCTTCGTAGCCGGTCTTGAGGCCTGCGACTTCGGCGCGGAGTTGGTCGCGCTCGATCTCAACGCCGAGCATCAAACGCCCTCGAGCTTCCAGCAGTTCGACCAGGTGATCGTTGTGCCCCAGCAAGTCCTTGGCATCACGTGCCTTGAGTGGATAGCCACTGCGCACCAGTTCGCGGATTTGTTCGATGTTTTCTGCCGAGAGATTCATGGCTTCACCTCCGGCTCGACGGGAAGAGGCATCCAATGAGTCGGCCTTTCGCTGCCATCGCAACGGCAAACACCCCAATCACCAAAGCCGAATGCGTCGAGATCGAACATCTCTTGCTCAGTGCCCGGCCACTCATCGCGCTCTTTGTCAGATAGAAAGTGATCAGCGTCAGTGATCATTCCGGAGAAGACTCCAGCGTCACTGCGATAGAACAGAACCTCGGTATGCTGGGGGCACGTATCCATACCCTGCCATCCACGCAAAGCTTCAGCCGCGCGACCAGTAAGGAATAATTCTCTGCCGGCATTGCCGCGCTCTACCGCTCGCAGCATTTCGAAGTAGGCCTGCATCTTGGTTCGCATCTGAGTGAACACGCTTGCGCCGCTCATTTGCGTAGCGTGTAGTTCAAGCTCATCGAAGTGCCAGCGCAGCCACATTGGGATGGCGTGGCCTGTAGCTGGCGGCGTATCAAGCTCTGGCTTGATTTCGTTGTAGTCGCTCATACCGCCTCCTGATAATGCGTGTGGTGGGCACGCTTCTGTGTGCCGTCGGCCATTACGATTCGCTTGTCGGCACCACGGGTGAGCCTGACGATTTCGTTGTTCTTGCTGGAGACCAGGAAGCCTTCGTCGCGTAGCTGCTGGACTGTTTGGGTTTGGGCTCGGGTCATGGTGTCACCTTCAGGCCGGCGGCTTCGATGGCTGAAATCCAGCGCCCTACGATCTGCCGGTGATGAGCAATCAGGATCCGCGCGCTGGGATTGCCGCCGTCCGTAAAGTCTTCTGGCCTTTCCACCGGCACGGCGCGGGATGCCTGCCATGCCAGCCAGCAATGCTGGATCGTGGTGCTGTGATACTCATCGTCGGCGAACTTGCCCATGTGCTGGTTCGGATACTCGCTCATAATCCAGACCTCAAACTCTTCACGCATCTTGTCGGTCATGGCCGTTGCTCCGCTGCTTCCGCGATCAATGCCAGGCGCTCCGACTTACGCGCCTGGAGCCATGCCTCGGACGTGCGATCCTTTTCGCTGCCCTTGTCGACCCACTCCCAGACCGGGCGGCCGTTGCTGACCATGTAGGCCCGGTACATCTGGCTGTACTGTTGCTGGCGGATCTGCGTGACGCCGCGACCTTTCAGGAAACGCTCGTCCCCAGCCCGCGGCTTTGGCTTAGTCTGTGCGGTGCTGTATCGAATGCTGGTAACTGCCATGTCAGAAACCTCCCCGTGGGTTGAAGTCGTTCAAAGGGATTTGGAAGACTTGCGAACTGGCGGCGCGGCGGCTTCTTGCTGCTGCTCGCGCTGCCCGGCGTAGTTGACGAAGCGTGCGAACTCGCCCTGGTGCTGGAGAAGGCAGTGCCCAACGGATGCGTGACGGTGCTTAACCACGTCGATTTCGGTCACGCCGCTGCGCCCGAGGTCGGAATCGGTGTCACGGTGGGCAATCATGATGATGTCGGCGTCCTGCTCGATCTCGCCGGAGTCGCGCAGGTCGGACATTTGCGGCTTCTTGGTCGAGCGCGTTTCGATGCTGCGGTTGAGTTGGGCCAGGACGATGATCGGGATGTCCAGTTCCTTGGCCATTGCCTTGATGCCCCGACTGATGGCGCCCAGCTCCAGGTTCCGGTTCTGCTGGCGAGAGCTAGCCTCTGGTGCGATCAGGCCGATGTAGTCGATGACGATCAAGTCCAGCGGCTTTGCGCGGTGCTGAAACCGGGCGATGTTGCGGATGCGGCTCAGTGGCAGCCCGCCCTTCTGACAGATGCGCAGATCGGCAGAGTGCATGCGGCTCACGGCGCCGGTAATACGTGTGATCGATTCGCCGTTGCCCATGGCCTGGCCGGTGTCGATGCTGCCAAGCGTTACCGCCGAAGAAGACGCCAGGCTGCGCTTGGAAAGTTCCTTGGCCGACATCTCAAGCGAGAAGACCAGCGCTGACTTGCTTTCGCGGATGGTGAGTTGTTCGGCGATGCCAAGGCCCAGCGTGGTTTTGCCAGTGCCTGGGCGCCCAGCGATGATGATGACGTGCGAGCCCCGCAACCCTTGGACCAACTCGTCCAGATCCTTAAGGCCCGTCGCGTGCCCGTTGATGCCTTCACCGTTGAAGCGAGCGTCCATTTCGTCAACGACTGGACCAAGGGCTTCACGCAGGCTGATCACATCCGGTTCGTCGTCTTCGCTGTTCAGGGCCAGCACGGCCTCTTGAGCGTCCGCGATGATCCCGGCCAATGGCCGTGCGTGGCTCGCCATGTCGATGATGGCCTGACCGATCTCCGCGACCTTCCGGGCCTTGGAACGCTCCACCACGATACGAGCGTACTCCAGGCCATTCGCGGCGCTTGGCACGCCGTTGTAGATCTCGGAGGCCCGGATCATGGTCAGTTCGCCGCTGGACAGTTCGTGGCGAATGTCGGCAATCGAAACAGGGTCTGCTGGCCGGCCGGCGGAACGGGCGGCAAGGATCAGCGTGTAAATCTCGGCAACGTCTTGGTCGTAGAAGTCGGTCGGGCTGACCATGGCGCCGATGGTTTCAATCAGGTCTGGCTTGATGAACAGGGAGCCGACAACGCCGTACTCCGCTTCCATCGCAACCAGTGGGCGGTCAGTAATCATAGGGCCTCCAACACTTTCAGGACCTTGTCCTGGCGGGTCAGAAACTCAATGTCAGCGGTCCAGCCACGGTCGTTCTCGCCGATCCAGTGCTTGTTGGTCAGGCAGTCGGTGAAGTACGCAGTCCAGAACTCGCCTTTGCGGAAGGGCTGAACGCCGTTGATCTCCAGGTTCCAGCAGCCCTTGATTAGGTTCTTGCGTTTGGTCGAGAGCTTCAGGCACTTCGGCAGCTTCTCGCCGCAGACGGTGTTGTAGATCTCAGCGATTCGGCCGTATGGGATTCGATCAGCCTTGGCGACCGCTGGTTGATCGGGCTCGGGGGTGCCCTGCTCTTCCGGTTCAGATTCCAAATCCTCACCGGTCGAAGCGACAGCGGCGACAACTGCGTTAGCAGTTAGATTTGTATTTATGTCTTTTATGTGTGTAATTTTCGACACAGTGGCAGGTGTCTTTTCTACACAGTGTGTAGATTTCAACACAGTGGATTTATGGTCAATTTTCCATTCGTTGATGGGTAGGAAAGTGATCGGATCACGACTCCCGCCATCACGAAACAGAACACGCTGACGGATCAGTGAATTGATAGCCCGGGATACGTTTGCACGCTCCGACACAGCCTTCTCTTCGTCGCTGTACATCATTTTAGATATGTAGAGGGCTGCTACCTTCACCGCTTCCTTGTTGTAGCCGCTGGTGAGCCTGTGGATCGCCAGAGCGACACGCAGCTCACGGCCTGACAGGTCTGCACCTATCAGGGCTTCGTACAGGTCGTTGTCCATCCGGGTAAATCCCCCGGTATTGCGAAGTGGGATGACATTGCTCATACTTAATGCGTCCTGATATTTGAAATGCTCGCTTCGGTTGCAGCCGAACGAGACAAAGAAGCCCGCAAATGACTCATGCAGTCGTTGCGGGCTTTTTTCTTGGCTGGCTCGCTGTAGGAAAGCCGAACCATAAACGCAGCCTTCTCTGCTGAGAATTGATGAAACTCACGAGTCCCTGCTTCCACCGGAACTGAATCAGCAAGTTTCTCCAGGGCCTCATCGAGAACCTGATTGATATGGCGCGCCGGATGCGGACGGCGCATTACGCTGCCTTCACCGACTGCTTGAACACTTCCAAGCTGACGATCACTTCCTCAGCTTCCTTGAGCAGTTCGGACTTTTCGCGGGTGCAGACCCGGCCATCGGCCTGGGCGTCGAACGCAAGGCGTGTCACGTCAGCCAGATCGGCGTGCAAGCGCAGTAATGCGGAGTTGAGGTTGATTCCCTCTGGCTTGTCCTTCGGCACCAGGTCGAAGCCGAAAGCCTCGGCCCAGGCCTTAAGGGGGCGAAAGTCCTGGGTGAACTTCATAATCCGGTGCAGCTCCTGGACGTTCAGCTTGTGGCTGTCATAGTCAGGGTTCGCCTTCTGGGAAAGCAGCGTCTTCGAAGAGAAGCTGGCGCCCTCCGCAATCCGCCCTGCCCCGTGGTCGTCCACCACGTCATAGATCGCCTTCATCAAGTCCTGCATGTAACACCTCGAAATTCTTTACGTGGCGCCCTGCAGGTGCAGAGGCGATCATTTGCTCAATGGAACGGCGGACGGGGATGTCAGGCGGCGGACTGCTGCGAAGCCTCAATAGATGCCGAAGCGATCTGCCCCCATGGAAACGATGGGCAAAGGTCGGCGCGGTTTACGACGCCACCGGTCAATGCTTCGATTTGAACTGCGCGCTTTGCTGGGACTGCGCGCTCGCCGGAGCACCACTGATTAACGGTGGGTGCAGTGACCTGCAGCAGGCGCGCCATTTCCACCTGACTACCCAGCAAGCGAGATGCTTCTTTGGCCGCTTCTGCTGATTTCATGAGTTCTCTCCTGGAGATTTGTGTCGAATATAAGGCATTACCTTATCACGGGCAAGCCATTGCCTAACCGTCAGCGCAATAGGCTTAATTAGGCAATGCTTACCGGACCAGAATTAGGCGCAGCCATTGAAGCTGCGCGGATCGCCAAGGGCGTATCGAAAAAAGACCTCGCAGACGACTTCTCCGTGAAGCCTCCGTCGATACAGGGCTGGGTGAAAAACGGCAGGATCGACAAGTCGAAGCTGATGGACGTGATCGCCTATTTCTCCGATGTCGTTGGCCCAGAGCACTGGGGTCTGCGCCCTGGCTTTTCATATGAAAATATTGGAGACGGCGCCAGAACTGGCGTTTTAGTTGCTGAGCCAGAGCCTGCTTCGACCGCCGTCGAGAAGTTCCGAGCAATGCTTGCTGGGAAGCGCCTCGGCGAAGACAAGCTAATGAGGCTTCTAGCTATTGCGGAAGATGACGCCCTGGGCGAGGAGTTGGGCGGCTTGGTGCATGACGCCTACAGGCCTGGAAAGGTGGGCGACGAAGTATGGATTGCTCACTATGACGTACGCGGAGCCTTGGGCGGCGGCGAAATTGCTCATGACTTCCCCGAGATGCTCCAGGACGTGCGCGTCAGCCCCTCCCAGCTCCGAGCCATGGGCGTCGAGTTCAAAGAGCACTTCCATCTGAAGATGATCACCGGCTGGGGGCAGTCCATGACGCCAACCATCAAGCATGGCGATCCGCTACTGGTCGATGTCAGCATCAAAGAGTTCGTTGGCGATGGAATCTACTTCTTCTCGTACCAAGGCTTTCAGTACATCAAGCGTCTGCAAATGAAGGGTAAGGACAAATTCAAGATGCTGTCGGACAATCGGAAGCACAAGGCCGAGGACATCTTTCTTGATGAAACGTACATCCAGGCGCGTGTGCTGCTCGTCTGGAATGCCAATCTGGTATAGCCCATACCCCTCACCAAGCCCAACAAACAGCTGTGCAACGAGCTCAATTACCTTGGGCTGGGCCTCGAGCAAGCCGCGGGCGGCATAATCAACATCACTAAGGACTGCCAAGATATCGATGTTGCAGCCGTCCTAAAGCTGGTAGCGAAGTTATACGATGATGCGGATCGGCTCGCCGCCCTCGCAGACGAGGTTGGTGCTGGACTGATAACGCGAACCGAATCTGAGTAGGATCGAAGAAACAGCAAGGAGACTGCATGCCCCTCACCATGCCAAACCAGCAACTGCACCGCGACCTTAAAGAGGCTACCGCCCTGCTCAAGTGGTCAGGCGTCGACCTGAAGCAGGCTGCTGTAAAGCTTTCTGATGCCGGCCAGGAAGATGACGCTCGCGAACTGATAGCGATCGCTATGAGGTTCCAGGAGGTCGAGGAGCTGATGGATGGGTATGCGGATGAGGTAAAGACGGCGCATATAACGCGCGTCAGTCGCTAGGTAAATAATCGCACAGATAAATGCGGAGAACATGGCTATGACGCAGACTGCAAAATCTGAGATTGAAGCTTACTCGGCGAACCTTGAAGCTATCGCCGAAACGCTGGCCAGTCAGGCAGTGGAATTAATGAATGCAGGCCTTATCGATCTCGGCGAAGCAGCCCTGGAGCAGTCCGTAAAGCTCAGAGACGCCATTGAGCGCCTTCGAGCCATAGATCTGTAAGGACGCATTATGACCCTCGACAAACCAAACCAAGACCTTAAGCGCGACTTGCAAGGCGTCGCCTCCGACCTCAAGTGGTCAGCCGTAGAGCTGATGAGGATTGCGGAGCGGCTGAGCCTTGCAGGGAGCGAGGCGGACGCCCAGGCCGTGCTGAAGATGTGCACCGTGTTTCATGCTGATGAGGATCGACTGGCGGGTTATGCGGATGAGGTGAAGGACTGCCGGATAATTCGGACTGCGGAACAGCGCAAATGACTGCATGGCGAGAGCAAAGCTTCTGGAGCAAGGTGGGGGTCATTGCCTGGCTGGCGCTGCTTATGATGATCCCCGGATACTCCGACGCAGCTGGTCTTAGCTGGGGTTCATCCGGCCGCAAGCGAGTCTTCAGCCCTGGCTTCGTTGTGCTCTGCACCATCGTGGCGGTGGTTGAGCTGATAGCGCTGAATCACTTTTATGGCAGCGGATGAGGTGAATGCGGGAAGCATAATCAGAACGTAACCGGGCCGTACGACTAAGAAGGTTACGCATTTAAATTTAGCTCAGGGATAGTGCGGCTATGTCGGACCTAGTAACAGCTGTCGAAATTGTTCGACAAAGCCATCAGGGAATATCCATAAAGCCTTTCATTGTTCGTGCTGACGATGGTGAAACCTACTTTGTAAAAGGGCTTTCCAAATCTGGCGGTCCGGCACTGATATCGGAGTTACTCAGCGCAGAATTGGGCAAAATTCTCGGGTTGCCTATTCCTCCATGGAAAAAGATGGTCGTACCTCAAGACCTGATCGACTTCAGCGTGGTTCCAAACGTCTCCGATCTGGAGGGGGGATTAGCCTTCGCATCGCAAGCGGTCGAAAGCGCCGTAGATTTCAACATTGCCCATCTGAAATCCACCCCTCGAGACCTGATGAGGAAGGTTCTACTTTTTGATTGGTGGGTACAAAATGGTGACAGGATTCTCGGTCCAATGGGTGGGAACGTGAACCTTCTATTGGACAGCCGTGGCGAGCTAGCCGTCATCGATCACAACATGGCATTTCATAAGTCATTCAATCAGGAGGAATTTCTAGAAGAGCACGTATTCTGCGAGTGCCGTAAAGATTTTAGGGACTACCTCGTTCGTCAGGAATACACTGATATCCTCAGCAAGGCGCTGTCGAACTGGGATACGATCACCACCTTTTTGACCGAAGACTGGCTTTATAGGGATGCAGACCTCATCGACCTGACAGAGCCAACGCTAGCAAGCCGGCTAGAAATTCTGCAGATGTTCAAGGAAGAGCGATTCTGGGGGGCCCTATGAGAATCATATGTAATTATTCAATTTTGAGGTTTCTCCCTTACCCAGAGACGGGTGAGTTTGTAAACATCGGGATAGTGTTGTTGGCCAATAACGGTGATTTTCGTTTCGTCGTAGAGACCAAACGCCAGCGCGTAACAACATTTTTCCCAAGTCTTGATGCCAAGATTTTTATCAGGGCACGAAAAGAAGTAAATGCTGAGCTTGCTAGGCTCAGCGGCTTTTTCACGAGCCATAGATCTGATCGCCAAGCCCTCTCTGCGACATTCAGCCACCTGGTGCATCCGCGGGAAACGATGATGCGCTTCAGTGAGCCTGGATCAATAGTTGCGGCAAATTCAGACCAGGCACTAAAGGCTCTATTTGACCACTATGTGAAGCACAGCTTTGCAACAAAGGAATATCAAGAAGCAGCTCTAGAGAAACAGTTAGGCAGGCTGTTGGCTGACGTTAATCTGAAGCAGCACTACGTGGATCGAAAGCTGGGCTCAGCTGACTACCCAGTGAAATTTCCATTCGTACTGATCCAGGGCGGTAAGCCTGTGCAGGCAATCAAACCATTGCACCTTGGTCACGAAGAATCCGGAAAAATTTATGAACACGGGGATGCATGGATATCACGAGTGCGACGCCTAAGCGCAAAGGGCCAGCTACCACCTGATACCTTGTTTGTCGCGGGCCCTCCTATCGCTGGAAAGCCGAAGCTTTTTAAGGCTTATAAAGAAGTTTCAATAGAATTGAGTGCGTTTCCAGAGGTTCGCGTGATCAGTTCAGAAGAAGATCGAGCAAGCATGGTGAGTCTAATTAAGGAAGGCATTCCAGCCTCGGCTGAAATAGCTTAGGTAAAGCCCGGCCAAGCGCCGGGCTTCTTGTTTCTCCACCTTGAGATGATAAAATCTGTGCCCTCCTCTCGAATGGACTCGTTTTTATGCGCCTATCCTTGATGCCATTGGCCTTCTGCGCCCTATTCACCTGCATTTCCTTCACCGCCCAAGCAGAAACCCAAAAAGAGAGAGACCTCCACTGCGCGGCCTACTACGAAGTGCTTTCAGTAGCTGGTGACCAGCCAGACATAAGCCGCAGTCAGTCCTCAAGAGCCTCCTATGTACTATTGGTGCATGCTGGCTATACCCCGGAGGCTCAGGAAGAAGTTGCGCAAAAAATGGTGGAATTGCACAAAGAGACACCAGGGCGGATGACGCCAGCTAGCACTGCCAAGCTGCGTGAAAAATACGACGCCGAATGCAAAGTCCTTCTGAAGGCCGCCATGTGAAGATCCTGGTACTTGTGAGAGCTGTTACCCTGGCGGTAGCAGCATAAGCAGCCATCATCGAGCCCGGCCCTGCGCCGGGCTTCTTGTATCTGGCGAACGCTCTGCTCTGCTATTGTGGCGCCCTCTTGATGCAATGGAAGCAAAGAAGAATGGACTCATGGAAGACTCTAGCGATCGCACTGCTGGCATCGGTCAGCACGCAGGCCGTATCAGGTGATGGCGCCAACCCTATCGCTGCCGCGATATTTCTCACAATCTCCGCGCCAACTATTTTAATTGGCGCGACCACATCTCTCACAACCGAGCCGCCTAAGATTTTCAAATCGGCGAAGACCGACGCTCTGGCGTTCATTGGTTCGGATGGCGAGATCCGCGGTGCCCAGTTTGAGCAAGCCTCCAGGTACTACCGCTCGACCAGCGCACCGCCGCTGATGTCAGACACGCAACTGGCCAGGGCGATCGCAACTTCCCTCTGACAGCCACTTCCCAGCCGTCCACGGCGCCGGCCTTCTTGTATCTGCCCTACCCAGGTCCGCCCATACACTCGGAGGTGCTGGCAAGCAATGTTCCCGCCTCCCTTACAAGTCTTACCCATTCGTCGCTGGTGATGAGCTCGGCAAGCTCCATGGCGTCAGCCCGCCGCAACAAGCCAAAATACTTAACCTCTGCGTCCATTTGACTTCCAGCAAGTGCAAACAGGTCTCGCCAGGCTGTCATAGCCAGTCTTCGCTGCGCCTCTCTCATTGAGGGCCCCTGATGATGAGATGACTCAGTATGTATCAGGTTGCCGGGGACGTTCGGAATGATCTCGTAATTGCCGACCAATGGTGGCATTACGCCATGAACGGCAAGATATTGGCTTAGCCACGCTGAATAATCGGCGCCCTAGTTGTTACAAAGCGCCCGCCCCGTGCGGGCTTTCTGCTTTTGCGACATCCTTTTCACCTGGCATATTCAGGATAGCGGCCATGCTCTCCATTCCTTCTACTGGAGACCAAATCGTTGCCCTTCCCCGGATACTCACTGACCTGACTCAATGGATATCCCGGCGTAGAGCAGCGCTTCTTGTTTCTAGATGACGATCGGATAGTTTTTCCTCGGTTAACTATCAACCTGCTTCTATGTACATTGATGTCATTATGCCGCATAACGGTCTTATCGCATTTATACGCAGGGGATGCCTAAGTGAAAGTCTTTATGCTGGGTATCCTGATCCCACTCTGCGAATTCAGCTATTTAGGTACTAGCGGCGACAACGAGGTCGCGCTGTTTGCCAACATTCTGTTCTTCTCAAGCGCTACAGCTCTGTATTTCTACCCATCAATATGCGCAATGGGCCATACCAGTCAAACTCGCTTATCGATCTTCAAGCTGAATCTGCTAGCTGGCTGGACCGGAGTCGGTTGGTGTTTAGCGCTATATCAGGCCTTGGCGTTGCCGCTGGCGAGCGAGTAATTCGAGCCCGACTTGTTGTCTCCGCCCTTCCTTGACCGCTTTCTAACTTGGTCTACGATCAAATAGTCGAGCTGCAAGTCCCCCTCCGTGCTCGACCTTAGCTCGCATATGCGAGCTTTTTTGTTTGCTTCCCGATTTGCGACAAAGGATCGAGCTCTACGGCGGTAACGACGGATGAGCGAGCCACTAGGGTGTTTAAGGGCCCACGTCATTCTCGCTACCTTCCCCCACCAAAATTATGGACGCGTCACGAACAAGGTGACGCCACTCGGCAGGGCTGATGATGCCTGCTTGCTCTAAAGAATCAGCCATCTGGAGGAGCAGATCGTAAAGCTCTTCGGGGTCGATGTAGAGCTTTGGTTCTTCGAGCATGCGGTGCCAAGTGGCCAGCGCAATTACTTTACTGTCTTTGCTCATAACGACACGCCGAGTATTTTTTATTGGGTTAGCCAAGCTTCGTCTTTCTAGCCGCGGCAGCTCTAATAGTAGCTGTTCGCCACGAATGGTAAAGTGCGGGCTCAATTAAGGAGGGAACAAATGAAGGGATTTGGAACGTTCGCACTGATCGTCGGGATATGCTGGCTGGTCTTCGCGCTGAGCATGGATGTATCCGTGGCAACCGGTGCCGGCGGCCGAGTGAACAACATGGGGCTGATGGCCGACCGGCAGATCCATACGATTGTCGGCGGCATGATCGCGCTCGCCGGCCTGCTCATGGTTTTGCTGGGCGGCAAAGGCTCCCGTACTGCCACCCAGGTAGAGAAAGATACTCGCTCCTGCCCTATGTGTGCCGAGAGCATCAAGAATGCTGCGGTCAAGTGCAAGCACTGCGGCGCCGATATTGAGCCAGTAGCAGCCCCGCGCCCTAAAAATGGATGGGTTGCATCAACTGCCTGCCGTGACGAAGAAGAACAGCAGCGAACCATTGAGGCAATTGCCAGCACCGGACTTCCGGTTGTTCCAATGATCGGTCTGGCAGTGGGTGCCGGCCCATTTGAAACGAAAGAAGAGGCAAAACAGGCCCTGGTCACTATGCGTGATGGCCCCAGGTTGTTCAGCGAGATCGTCTACAGAGACTCGGTGAGCGGCAAGTACCCACCGATTACAGACTGACCAACCATTTTTTAGTGAGCCCGCCAAGCGCGGGCTTTTTCTTGTCAGTCAGAAAGGCGCCGCCTCCTCTTCCAGCTCGAACGCGACATCTCCCCTCTCCGCTACCTCGACGTCCTGTTGTTCCCACCTCACCGTCACACTGCCGTCGTCATTGAGCGTCAGCTCCAGTTCGTCCGTATCGGCGATTACGCTCAGCACCTCCTCCCACTCGCGGTCTCCATCCGTGTCCAGGCGGTGAATCGTCACCTCCCGCCGCTCTTGGGCGATGGGGTGGTTGATCATCGATGAGACGCGCAGCCCCAGACGCGCCATGCCGCTCATTTCCTGCCGTGCTGCCGATACCGCCTGCGTCTTCGCCATGAAATCCCCTCCCGGTTAAATGCTGTATATTCATACAGGCTAGGCAAAGCTTATATCAGCCCCGATCTGAATGTCACCACCAAAACGGGGAATAACCAGCAGGAGAAATTTCTTTAAATAGTTAGGCATTACCTATTTACAGGTGATTAGGCATTAGCTTATCTTTACTCCATCGAGTCACCCAACAGGGCTCGACAGGGCCTCACAGCCTACCGCTCTTTGGTTTCACCCCTTGCCGGATCACCACCGGCCCAGATTCAAAGGCAGCGATGAACCGGCCTAAACGGTTCAGAGGGTTGGCAACTGACCCGGGCGTGCAGCGTAAAGCGCCAAGAACAGTTATCCAGCGGGAGAACAAGCCAAAAGGCCCGCGGCTGGAGTGACATTTGATTCAAGCCGGTGACCGACGCCAGTAGCGGGTCACGGCGGAAAGCATCACTGAGCAGCCTTCTCGCGAGGGCTGCTTGGGATGACAACCGAGGAATGGGCGATGAGCAATTCAGTATTTGTAGCAAGTGATGAGCTGGTCAACGAGGCAGCCGCATCGTGCGCCAGGCTGCTGGAGAAGTGGTTCGGCGGTATCGACGAGGCAATTGCGGCGCTCGAAGCCGACCAGGCTAATTTGGCGGATCTCGCGCTGCGCAGCCACATCAAGCAGCGCAAGGCTATGACGGTCAGCGCGCACATGAACATCCAGGGCTTCAGCCGTGAAGTTTTCGGCCAGGTCGCATGAAGATTTCACTGGCAGGCCTCCGCAAGAGGGCCTGACGGGAAATCAACCCGGAGACAGCAGCATGCAAATCAATCAGCAGAAAACGGTGCAGGTCGATGTGACTGAGCTGCACCTCTACATCAAGGTTCGCGACGGGTTCGCCGCTGGTCTGAAAGACGCCCAGGGCGAGGAAGTCGGCACCTATGAAGGCTACGTGCCGGATTTCTTCCCTGGGCAGCACTACGGCGACTACCTGATCCTGAACATCGATCTGGAGACAGGCCAGATCAAGAACTGGCAGAAGCCGGCCGCCGCCGACATCGAAAAGATGATCGAAGCGGAAGAGGAAGACTGAACAACCAGCGCCACGACAGCCTGTCGTTAACTGCCCGACCCCCTGAGAAACGACGACCGGCACGAAAGTGAACGAGTGCGGAGGATCAAGGCCGCATCGGAATGTGATCTGAACCGCAGGCCGAAAGGCTCCCCCGGACAGCCGGCATGCCGGAGTAAGTCAGGGCAGATCACACCCCGATGCGGACGAAACTGCGGCCTATAACCGCCCACCTGCATCAAGTCCCGTAGAGCCCAGTAGCAGAAGGACTCAAAACCCTGGGTCGCGGCCAGCAAAGGCTGGCGCCGGAGACGTAACCGGCATTCCCCCGACCAATCCCGCATGCACATGACACCGCGCCAAGCCACAGGTAACAAACATGAAGCGATCAGAATTCAGGGCTGAGTTGTTAAAACTGATGCCTGGGTATAGCTGGACCGTTCACAAAGGCAAGGATTCGGACGCCGTGTTCATTGCGACCGGCATCCAGAGTAGCGGCTCAAATCGACTTTCTACTCTGAGGGTTGAGCGGCGTGAGGATGATCGCGGTATCAGCTATCAAGCTAGAAGTGCCGGATACGGGACACGGTCACCTTGGCTGCATACCGCAAGTGACGGATCTCTAGCCCGCGCGCTCCGTGCCCTGCAAGAGCATTACGAAAGCAATGCCAGGAAGTACAGCGCTCACGCCAGCGACCTGCAAGTCGGGCGCAAAGCGACCCCAACGACCACCACGTAGCACCCCTCTTAAGCACATGACACCGCGCCCATCGGCAACCAGCGGGAGGCATGAGTGTTGACGAATACAGGTGAACAACCCCGAGGAACAAATCATGAGCGAGCACACAAAAGGCCCTCTGGAGTTTTCCAGTGCAGGGTTTGGCAGCAAATCCGGCATCACGGTTGACGAATATTTCATCCGGCGCCCCGAAGATGATGTCGCTGTTGCGGCTGATGTCATCGACCCCGAAACGGGCGCGCCATCCGAGAGTAACGCGCGCCGCCTTGTAGCGTGCTGGAACGCCTGCCAGAACATTGCAACCGACGCCATTGAGTCAGGCTCGCTTGATCTGTTCCAGCTTCAACTTGACCGAATGATGCTGACGCAGCAACGCGACGAGCTACTGAGCATTGCACGTCGCTGGGCGGCGGTCGATGCGCAATGGCATCCAGATCGTTACGAAAGCGAAAAGGCTGAGTTGCTGATTAATACCAAAGCTGCCATCGCCAAAGCCACCGCCTAACCCCAAACACTGGAGGTCGCCATGAGCGGCTGGATCAAATGCAGCGATCGCCTACCGGATCTGCCGAAAGGCGGCGGCAAGCACCACGTCATCGGCTACACGCCAGCCAGACAGGCTCAGCGATTTGCAAACGGATCACGCTTCCTCTACTGGAACGGCATCGACTGGCGGTACCCGGACGGCTCGCGATTTGAGCACCGGGTAACGCACTGGCAGCCATTCCTCTTACCGCCCACCGAATAAAACCACCCTGGAGGCAGCATGAACGCAACAGCGCTTGCACAAAGTGAATTCGATAACCGTCTGCCGCCTCCAGTCAGCGAAAGCCCTCTGGAACTGGCGCGCGCTGAGTGGCTTTACAACGCAGTGGAGCAGCTGGTGACGCTTGGTTGTGACGTGAAGGTCCAGCGGCGCCTGCGTAAGCCTCAAGTCGTCAAGGTCGCCCAGTTGGCACTGGCCGCTGATGAGCTGGTGAACAAGCGGTTGGAGAACTGTGACATCGGCACACCGGCACTCGGGTGGCTGCTGATCGCCAACAACTGCGGACGGGCCGACAAAGAGGCCGCCGCCGAGCTGCTCGGCCCGAGCGACCACACCTTCGGCAAGCTTGGCGAACTCGCCGAGGCCCTACTCCGGCCCTTGGTCAATGACGCCCTGATCGCCCAGGCAGAGGACAACGAACTATGAGCCCGCACATCCTGATTGATGAGGCGCTCGAGGCTCTGGAGCATCCGGCCAGCGAGCCAGGCGCTCAACGGGTCGTCCTGAACATGATCACCAACATGCTCACCGGCAACGCCATCACCACCGAAGAGTTCAACCACTACTGCCAGCGCCTCCTGAAAATCACCAGGCAGCGCAAGGAGGCCGCATGACAACGCCCATAGTGAAATCGCTGGCTGATGAGCAGCTCGACGACATCGAGCGCCACATTGCCATCCTGGGCTTCGGCCTTCCCTTCAACGAGCTCATCGGCCGCAAGCGTGAAGACCTGGTACGGGATCTGCCACAGCGCCTGGCGCCAACCATGAAGGGTGGGCGGATTGCGGTGAGGGTTCGGCCATGAACCCGCGCATTGAAAAGAAGCTCAGCAAACGCCTTGTACAGCTGTATCCGCACTTATACGGACGCGCCTGGATCGACGACGATCATTCGGAGCTGGCTTATGATGAAAACTCGAATGTTCGGCATTGTCCGAGCGTCGGCGGCGGGTACGACTCGTACACCGGGGACAGCGACGAGGCCTACACAGTTTGGGCGTCCTGGCTGCATATTTGGCCTTGGCATGGTCCATTCGACGCATACCCGCACGACCACAAGCACGCGATGTTCCCCAATACAGAAGGCTTCAGGCCGACCACGCGAAACCTGCTGAGGTTGGCCGCCCAGTGCGAAAAAGCCGAGCGGTTGAGTTCATGACCACCCACCAGCGGCACCGGCGCCGCGCCATCCGCCCTCTGTCGGCCATCGTTGGCCTGACCTTCCTCACCATCGTTCTACTGGGCCCCGCTATCGGTGGCCTGATCACTCAATAAACAACACCTCTAATCGCTGCGAGCATCGCGGCAGGGAGTCACCGTGTCCGCACAACAGCAAGTAATCACCATCGACGACATCAGCGCCGACAATGCTCCGGCCATCTACGTGGCCGGCGGCCTGGGCCAGTTCTTCGAAGCGGTGAAAGCAGAAGTCACCGGAGAGGTGCCCGATCTGACCACTGTGAAAGGTCGCGCTCGCATCGCCTCCTTGGCAGCAACGGTGAGCAAGTCCAAAAAGGCAGTCGAAACCCCTGGTCGCGACTACCTGAAGCGCCTCAAGGAAATGCCCAAGGTGGTCGAGGCTGAGCTGCGCGAGTTCGTGACCAAGATGGACAACCTGCGCGATGCCACCCGCCAGCCCCTGACCGACTGGGAAAATGCCGAGCAGGTCCGCAAGGACCGGCACGTCGACAACATCCAGGCCATCAAGGACATGGAAGTGTTTGGCGCCACGCCGACTGCAGCTGCAGTGGCGCAAGTGATTGTCCAGCTGGAAGCCATCGAGCTTGGCGACTCCTGGGAAGAGTTCCTGCCAGAAGCAGCCCAGGCGAAAGACCGCACCCTCTCACTATTGCGCGCAATACATGCCGAGCGCACCCAGCACGAAGCCGAGCAGGCCGAACTCGTCCGGTTGCGCGCCGAAGCAGAAGCCCAGGCCCAGCGAGACCGTGACGCTGCTATCGCCCAGGCCGCCGCTGATCAGGCCCGCCGTGAAGCAGCTGAGCGTGCCGAGACTGAGCGCTTGGCCGCCGCCCGCCGAGAACAGGATCTACTTGATCAGGCCGCCGCCGCACAGCGCGCCGCCGCTCAAGCCGTACTGGATGCCGAGGCCGCCGCCGAGCGCCAGCGCATGCAACTTAAACTACAGGCCGAGCAGGCCCGTGCAGCAGCGGCGCAGGCCGAGGCAAGCCGTCTGGCCGCCGAACAGCGCGCCGAGCAAGATCGTGCCGCCGCAGCGCAGCGCCAGGAGCAGGCAGTCGAGCAAGCACGCCAGAACGAACTGGCACGCCAGGCCGCAGCCGTAGCGTTCGAACTGGAGAAGGCCCAGGCCCGCGAAGCTGATGAAGCGCATCGCCGCGCAATCAACCGTGCAGCCCTGGACGCCTTTATTGCTGGCGGCATGCCAGAAGAGTGCGCCAAGCAGGCCGTTAAGTTGATTGCCCAGCGCAAGATTCCAGCCGTATCCATTTCCTACTGAGGTCGCCATGAGCCAAGCCGTCGCAACAATCACTCAGGACATCTACGGTGCGCGCAATCAGTTCGCCAACGTCCTGACCGACCGCTCGCTGAACTTCGAGCGCGAGGCTGAATTCGCCATTCAGGTGATCACCTCCAGCGAGTACGCCACCAAAATCGCCGTACAGAACCGGCAGTCAGTGGTCAACGCAATCACGAACATAGCCGCCATCGGTATCAGCTTGAACCCTGCGAAGAAGCAGGCCTATCTGGTTCCTCGGGACGGCAAGATCTGCTTGGACATCAGCTATATCGGTCTGATGGACCTGGCCATGGCCACTGGCGCAATTCGCTGGGCCCAGGCCGAGCTGGTTTATACGGCTGACTCCTTCGCTCTCAACGGCTTCGACAAGCCGCCGACCCACTCATACAACCCGTTCGCAAAGGATCGTGGCGAGGCTGTCGGCGTTTATGTGGTGGTCAAGACGGCAGACGGCGACTACCTCACCGAGACGATGAGCATCGACGACGTGAACGCGATCCGTGACCGTTCAAGCGCATGGAAAGCATGGATCAGCAAGAAGTCATCCTGCCCATGGGTTACCGACCCGGGCGAAATGGCAAAGAAAACCGTGGTCAAGCGCGGCTACAAGTATTGGCCGAAGACGGAGCGACTTGAGCAGGCCATTCACCATTTGAACACCGATGGCGGCGAAGGCCTTGCATCGATTCAAGGCTCGGCTCCAACCGACCCTGAGATGGTGAACGACTGGATTGATTTGGCTATGCGCGCCGGAAGTCTTGAGTCACTCGCCGAGGTTTACCACAACGGCACGGCCGCGATGAAGCAAGCCAAAGATGCTGCTGGTCACGCCCGCTTTAAGGCGGAAGTGACCAAGCGCAGCGAAACCCTGAAAGCAGCAGCCGAGCCAATCGAAGGTGAATCTGAGGAGGTGTTAGATGGAACAGCGTAGCGCTGAATGGTTTGCGGCAAGGCTGGGCAACGTCACGGCCAGCCGCGTCAAGGATGTGATGGCCAGCGGGCGCGGCGGCGCACCTTCTGCCACTCGCAAAAATTACATGATGGAGCTGCTCTGTGAGCGCCTGACCGGACAGCAAGGCGGTAGCGACCTTTCGCGCAACGCTGCAGTACAGCGCGGCGTCGAGCTTGAGCCGTTCGCCTGCATGGCCTACGAGGCTGATAAGGGTCTGATGGTGGAAGAGACCGGGCTTGTCATGCACCCCAAGATCCAGGGCTTCGGTGCATCACCAGATGGGCTTGCAGGTGATGATGGCGTTCTTGAAATCAAGTGCCCGAACACCGCAACCCACATCGCGACGATGCAGTCAGGCAAGCATGACCCTCAGTACGAATGGCAGATGCTGGCCCAGATGGCTTGCACCGGCCGCAAGTGGGCCGACTTCGTGAGCTACGACGACCGCTTGCCTGAAGAGCTTCAGTACGTTTGCTTCCGGTACGAGTTCGACTTCAAGCGAGCCCGCGAGATGGAATCCGAAATCACGGCATTTCTGGAAGAGCTGGCCGACCTTGAGAAGGAAATGCGGGAGCGGATGAGGAGCAAAGCAGCATGACCTACGTCAGCAACCACCTAAGCCTGGTAGAGCAGCACCGCCAGCACGCCGACTCAATATCGGAACGCACCGCGCAGTTCCTGGCTGCCGGCGGGAACGTCGCCCAGGTGCCAAGCCTGGCGGGCAATCCGATCCCTCCCAAGCGATCCGCGAAGATTGATCCCGAAACCATCCTCAAGCGCCGAAAGCCAGCCATCACCAGGGCTGAGCGTAACGCGCTGCGCAAATTGGCGGAGGCATTATGAGCAAGCGTAAGCCTCACAACCTGCAGGCGCGCATCGCCCGGTCGTGCCGGTCACTCCTGACATCCAACCATGTCGCGGTGGTGAACATTGATCCCAGCGGCCGCCAGGGCATGATCAATTACAAGTCACTCAAGAACATTGCGCCGGGGAAGATCGGCCAGGCCGTGTGCGGCATCCCTCACCGCTGGACGATCTACATGAGCGCAATGTGCATTGACGCTCGCGGCGACCGCTACAGCAAGTCGGTGGAACTGGCACCGGACGGGGTTTACCTGTCCGACCACCTGGAAGACGTGATCGAGCATTGCTACATGAAGCTGCGCGCCGAGGCCAACCAAAGCCAGATGGTGGCCTCCGGCTGGATCGCCATCCCCGACACTCTGTCGCTGGACGAGGAACACGCCGCGCGAATCTTCGAAGCGGTCGGTGCTTGGCGCCAGGTGAAGGTCGATTCATGCGCCGCATAGCCCGCACCCAGCAACGCAAACGTCAAACCTGGCTCGCACTGCCGGCCAGCGGAATAGAGGAGGTAGGCCATGGCGAAAACACCGCAGGAACGCTCGGCCAAAACCGCCAGGAAGCGCGTGGCGAATGCCGAAGAGGAATTGAGGCTCAGCGTTCGCCCCGGCACCCGACAGGCGCTGGCCGACCTGATGGAGTGGTCAGGCATTACTGAGCAGGGAGAGGCAATGACGCTGATGATTCATCGTCTTCATGACCTTGGCTCGAAGTCCAAAGCGCTACTCGAACCGCCGCGCCACGAATTCAAGATATCCGAAAACGTGGCGCGGGAATTTCGCAATAAAAGCCTGCTCGCCATCCAGAAAGACCCCGGCGACGAGATCATCGAACCCGAATAACCCACCCTACTCGCTGCATCCGGTAACCGGAGGGCGGCGCCTGACTGGAGACAATCCATGAGCAACATTCCCCCGCGCCCGAAGGCCGACAAAGTAATGATCCTTGCGGCTTGCACCCTTGTTGCTGAGAAGATCAACGGCGATGCCGAAACCATCGCCAAGCACTACCGTCGCCACATGGACGGTTTTGAGCTGGCAAAGGAACTCGATAAGTACGCGTCCTGGGACACCACGCGTGATGATATGGATGCGCTGGACGAGGTCGACTATCTCGTAGATCGGGCCGAGGGCCTGGCGGTTAAAGCGTGGGCTGAAGAGTTCAAGCCCGAACCGCCGCTGCCTATTGGCACCAGGGTAAAACAAGGCGTGATCACGCGGATCTACGAGCACACCCCAGCCACGTACTGCGTCAAAGAAGACGGCTGCACCAACGATACCCGCAGCCTGCTGATCAAGTTCGAAGACGCCGTAGCCGTCCGGCTCCATGCCGGTCACCCGTAATACCCCATATCAATCTCGGACGCAGATATTTTTAGATTCTAGCTTGAGCGAACTATGAAAACTGCCGCTATCGCAATCACAGCGACGACTCCAAACACCATCCGTGCGAGCCAAGGAGCTGTTAGCCAGACGCCGGTAACCCCGGCAATCTGCCCAATGTTTTTTTCGCTGAAATAGCGGCCAGATGGCGGCTCGCGAAAAGGATTTCCGCAGTGGGGGCAGGAGTAGGCTTTATCAGAGATTTTTGCAGAGCATTCAGGGCAGTCAATTAGGCTCATGATTTTTTGTCCGTTTTAATTAATGGCTGCAAACCAATATGAAGACTTCATTTTCTGATTTTGGTTCTGCGGGAAATCATATGAGCCCACTCATTAACGAATCACGCCAGCCGGCTCAGTAGCAGGCAGGCCGGCGAGGTCACGCCACTTCGCCAGGTCAGCGATCAGCTTAAGGCCTGGGCGCACATCAGCTTCGAGCGCTTCATCAGGAAGGCTCAGCAGCCGCACAACTTCATCGCCTATCAGGCGTATCGCTTCCACATCGGTTTTCGTGCTCATCGCATTCACCGGCAGGTTTTTGCTGAGTGCAAATCATCGTCCCAATTAACGAATCACGCCAGCCGGCGAGGCAGACGGCTGTCTGGAGCAATTATGAACCCCTTCCTGATAACGGGCCCGGCCCAGATCGGCGTCTCCGGAGGCCGAACCAGCGGGCAGATGCTACGTAAGATCCTCGACGCCCACGGCGGAAAGCTCCCTACTGATGTTCACGCCTTTTTCCAGAATACCGGCAAGGAGAGCGAAAAAACGTTGGTGTTCATTGATCAGATCGACAAACGATGGAACGTCGGCATCGTCTGGATGGAGTGGTGCCGAGTATACGGCCAGCCTGACGATGCACCGTGGTACAAGCTGGTGAATTTCGAGACGGCCAGCCGTAACGGTGAGCCCTTCACGATGATGCTCGAGTACTACGCGGCATACCGAAAAGACGTGAAGAACCTTCCGCCGGTGTTGCCGAACTTCTCGAACAACATGTGCACGGCGTACCTGAAGGTGAAAATTGGCGAAAAGCACATGCGCGCCCTGGGCTACGACGAATGGGATTGCGTAGTCGGTATCCGCTACGACGAGCCGAAGCGCTACCACCGCATGATGGCTGCCAATGACCGCGGCGGCACCCGTTGGGACAACGTCTGCCCTTCCTACACCGCCGGCATAACGAAGGAAGACGTCGCCGAGTTCTGGGCCGACCAACCGTTCGACCTCGGCATGAACTCCGACTTCGGCAACTGCGACCTGTGCTGGAAGAAGAGCGAAGGCAAGCTGATCAAGACCATTATGGATGATCCATCACGGGTTATCTGGTGGTCAGGTACCGAAGAGCGCTTTGGCCAGGTGTTCCGGCAAGATCGCGCTGATTACAAGACCATGGGCTGGTCCGCCGAGCAACGATCCCGGCAAACCGACTTCAACTTTGAATATCTCGCAGAGGATATCGACTGTTTCTGTGGAGACTGACTACGCTTCTGCGATCCGAAATGCTTTGGGCAAAAGTGTCGTAACTCCAAGCATGTCAGTAACGAACATGACTTCCATCGCCATAAGTATCAAGGGCATAAGGTATGGATAAAAAGAGTACCAATAAGTCGCCGTCAAAAATCTAAGACGCGGAATGCCGGTTAAAAAATAGTCATTGCGCATATCAAGCCATGTGCGCCTGTAATCGACGCGAGCGTGATTCTCCACATCAGTTGTGATGCGCGAATATTCCCTTTCGAGCCGCTCTAGCTCAGCGGGGTCATTCCCCTCCGCGGTGCCCTTAAAACGATTCATCTCCCTAATCAGCTCCTTGAGTCGATTTCCGCACTCCGTTAAGAGCTCTGATCGCAGTTCGTACTTTGCAGTACCGATGACAACCGAAAATACCAATACGGCTACAGCCAAGAAGATTTGCATCATGTTTAGAACAGATGGTGCTACGGAAAGCGTGACCTGAGAGTTTTGAATGAGCGGAATGAGGATCAGGCCAAGCGATAAGACAGTAGTAGTAAAAAAAGAAAACCGTGCATAGTTCTTGAGCCTGTCAGCTGCAGCGAAGCGACATTTCACCGTAGTTCGCATGCTCATGTGTAGCTTATCAAACGCAGTTGACGCAGCTTTTTCCCTCGGCCCCAAAGACCAAAGCCAAGTCCAGCCATCCTTCAACAATTTCCAATCCGACACGGCAGCAAGCTCCTAATCCTGGGTGCGCGCTGAGCATACGAAATCCCCAACCTGAAAGCGACATGCAAACCTGCCAATGGATGCCCCCAGGCCCACGCTACAAGGCGATCGGCAACAGCAAGGCCGTCACCGTGGTTCGATGGATCGGCAGACGGCTTCTTAAACAGCTTCACTCATAGCCGCCTTTCATGTTGCGGATAATGGGGTGTGCATCGCTTCGCCGGTAGACCCGCAGCTTCAATCCGCTGGAGCAGGTAATCACTGAGTATTTTTCGGCGGGTGACTGTTTCTCAGCGATAACTTCTGAGCAGTCCCAGCCGTAGGTATTTAAAGCATGCCAAGCCAGATCAGCCTTACTCAGATTCCGGCTGCTGTGAGCGTTGGAGAGGTCGTAATTGAACTTTGAATCGTCCGCCTTCGTAGCTTCGACTGCCCGACTTACTGGAGCAGGTACAGGTACAGGTACAGCCTTATGCTCAGCCGCCACATAGGTCGGGCTACTAGCTGTATGAGGGTTGTTTTTGCTTTCCAGAGCGCCCTTTCCAACGAGTACTGCCAATCCAACAGCTAAAATAGTCCCTACCGTCCTTCTCTCCATCTCTGCGGATCTCGTCCTAAAGATTGTGATCATCTCAGCTCGCGCTGCTATCAGTCCATAGATTGAAAATCTGAACCCACCCCACCCACCGCCCGGGCATGGCCCGGCAAGGACTCCCCGTGATCAAACTGTTCTGGCGCCTAGTCGCCAAGCTGCTTGCGCGCCCGGCGGTTGCCGCCTGGCTCATCGCCCGCGCCCAGCGCACCCCATACCTTCACATCATGTCCGCCGACGGCACCGAGATGTACATGGGCCGCTGGTGGCTGTTCAACCCCTACTCCCGCGACACGCACAAGCCGGCGCTGTGGTGGTGCCCCTGGTCGTTCCGCGTGCACCACATCATGCGGCCGGACGAAGACCGGGACCTGCACGACCATCCATGGAACGCCCGCACAGTCATCCTGCGCGGCTGGTACACGGAACAGCGTCTGCTTGATCACGAAGACCCGGTGCTGTCCGGCCTAAATGTGCCTGCCGGCGCCCAAGCCACCGAATACATCGATCGGCGCGCCGGCGACACCGCTCGGCTCAACCACGGCGAGTACCACCGCATCGACCAGATATCACCCGGCGGCGTCTACACCCTATTCATCACCAGCAAGTGGCGTGGTGACTGGGGCTTTCTGGTCAACGGCGTGAAGGTGCCATGGCGCACCTACACCGGCACCGACAATTGAGGTTTTGAGTATGAGCAAGGTAATTCAAACGGTTGAAGAACTGGACGCAGTGCTGCACTGGCGCGGTAAGCATGCCCAGGCAATCAAAGAGCGTGACGCACTGCAGCAACAATTGGCAGTGGCGGCAGCGATGCATCCATTCGCCGAAAAGGTTATCCGCAAACTGGAACGCTTCCAGGAGTGCGCGGACGATGGCCAAGGCGCAGACATCGGCCGGCACTGGTTTGACCTGCTGACCCAGCTCGGCCTGCTGAATCGTGTGCAGCGCAGCCCGGCACTGTGGGAAATGACTCAGCAAGGCGAAGATGCCCTTGAGCTGTCGCGGCAGAGCGCCAAATCCCGATAGGAGTACATCCGTACTCCACCCGCAAAACCTGTAACTCCTGCCCCTTCAAAGTCAGCCGCTATAGCGGCAAGGACGAAGTCATGCCTGAAATAAAGGAACGCCCCATCCTGTTCTCGGCGCCGATGGTGCGCGCCATCCTGGAAGGCCGGAAGACGGTCACGCGGCGACCGGTGAAAGTTCAGCCGCACATTGATGCAAGTGGCAATTTCTGCGTAGGTAACTCCAACTACGGCCAGGACGGCTACGGTAGTCCTGTAACCAAGCACTTCGTCAACGGCTGCTGCCCCTTTGGCAAGCCCGGTGACCGGCTGTGGGTGCGCGAGGCTTGGCAAGCTGACGCTCAGGTGGATTCTGTAGCGCCGCGGGAACTGAGCCATGGCGAACCTATCCGCTACCCGGCAGATTGGGACTTCCGGCAAACCGGTTGCGCGATGATGAAGCCAGGGAAAATTCGGCCTTCAATCCATATGCCTCGCTGGGTAAGCCGCATCCTCCTGGAGATCACCGATGTGCGCGTCGAGCGGTTGCAGGGCATTACCGAAGAGCAGGCCAAGGTCGAGGGCGTGCGGCTGATGCGCGACGGCAGCGATACGTGGGTAAGTCGAGAAGGCCCTGGAAACCTCGTTACGCCATGGCCGACCGCCAAAGAAGCATTCAGTGACTTATGGAACACCATCAACGGGCCGCAAGCCTGGGCCGCCAATCCGTGGGTCTGGGTGGTCGAGTTCAAGCGGGTTACGCCATGAAGCTCACAGAGAAACAGCAACTCGTACTCCATGAGCTGCGCAAGATCGGTCGGAAAAACGCCCACCTCTATCGAGAAACCCAGCCGTACCTGCATCAGAAGGATTGCGAGAAGCTGGCACTGGGCGACCAGGCGTGCGTGTTCGGCATGGGCGGACTTACCTTTCAGGTTGCGCACCGCCTCGGCGTATCGGCGCCGTCAGTGCTGAGCATTTTCAAGGCCCTTCGGCGCAAAGGCCTGGTGATTCGAGAAGAGAGTTATCCCGATTATCAGCGTGCGCGCTACTGGTGGCCGGTTGGCCTGGCCGCCGAACTCCACGCTGAATTGCAGGCGGCTGAAAGGGTGACGCCATGATCGCCACCCTCTGGTTCGCCTACGTCTTCCCTTAGAAAGTGCCGGAATGAGCCGGCGCAAGAAGTCAAATGTTGCGATAGATCCCAAAGTGTTTAGTGGAAGGGATAGGTGAAAGCTTCACAGCTGTAAGCATCACTGCCCTTGCCACGCCGAAGGCCAGGGCTGAAGTCATAGATTCCCCTTGGCGTTCCTTGTAGTACTCCTCAAAGAGTACGCCACCGCTCGCGCTGTATGCGCCCACAAACAGCTGAACCAAACCTCTTCGAGAGGTGCGCACTTGAACGTCAATCTGCCCCCCATCCGGAAGTAGGCCATCGTGACACCGAGAATGAAGCTCGCAATCAGACCAATCCCAAAACACTCGCCCTCGTTTCTTTAAAAACATGATGTCGATCCGCATTAGAGAATCCGCCACTTGTACTCCCTTTCCAGGCAGATAAGTGATTTAGCTCAATCTTGTTGAACTTTCTGCGGCGCTGGCGGAATCCCACGGCATTCCAAATATCCCTACATGCCTGCCGGTGAGCGGCGGGCGAGGTATTCGCATGTTCGCAATAAAACTCACCCTGCTCATTATGGGCATAACGCTGTACGTGTCCGGCACCGTCTGCTGGATCTTCTGGATCGCCCCCGAACTGGTCATGGACGGAGAGACGTCCGACCTTCTCTACGCATTCGGCGTAACGTGCGGCTGGATGCTTTTCACCTTCGGCATGATCGTTCACATCATCAAGACAGCGCGGCCCACGGCGGCCGGCGGGAGGTAGGTATGACGGCAGCAGAACAGCTCAACGATGGTATCACCGGAGACAAGGTACCCGAGGCGCAGATGGCCGAGCTCCTGGGTACCACCCTTGCGGCCCTGCGCTCCAAGCGAGCCAGAAACCAAATCCCCCTCGGCGTCTGGAACAAGCACGGCAGCCGCGTTATGTACAGCATCAGGAGATACTACGAATGGCTCGAAAGCCAATGGGTTTGCCCGCAGGAATGGACCTCCACCACGGATCGATCCGCATCCGCTTTATGTGGAACGGCAGCCGGCGCAGTGAAACGCTCCCCTATCCCCCGACACCGAAAGGAATCAAGTCTGCCTCGCAGGTTGTTGATCAAGTAAAAGGCCTGATCAAGCTGGGATTGCTCGACGACGACAAGTACGCCGAGCTTTTCCCCAGTTCCAACAATGTCGCTGGCGGGAAGATCAACTTCGGCGAGTATGCCCAGCTCTGGCTAGACAGTCGTGAGGTGGTCGCTGGAACGAAGGGAAACTACAAGGGCGCGTTGAACCGCTATTGGATGCCCGGCTTGGCCCTGGTGCGGATTGACCTGATCACCACCACCCTGCTCCGCCGGATAATGGCGGCAAACGAGTGGAAGTCGCCGGGAGTGAAGCGCAACGCCATCTCGAAGCTTTCCACCATCCTGAACTCAGCCGTATCCGAGGAACTGATTCCGAAGAACCCGGCGGCTATTCTGGAGTTGCCCAAGCGCAGCAAAAAAGAGATCGACCCGTTCACCCTGGAAGAAGCAAATCAGATCATCGCGAAGATGTACGCGCATGATCATTGGCCCAGCACGATCTATGCGGCATTTTTTGAGTTTGTGTTTTTCACCGGCATGCGTCTATCCGAAGCTCTAGCGATGCGCTGGGATGCGGTAGACGAAGAGAAGAGGACTGCCCACGTTTGCCGAGGGATCGCTCTGGGGGAAGTGGTGGAGCGGACGAAGACTGGTACAGACCGTTTCGTGCTGCTGAACGATCGAGCGATGCACGCCCTGCAGTTCGCCAGGGAGTACGCTAATCGTCGGAAAAGTGGCAAGGGCAAGGTGCTGGAAACGCCTTTCATATTCCCGCCTTCAAAGAACTCGGAGTACGTGAAACAGACATCCGACCTGCACAAGCAGTGGATTCCGACCCTGAAGGCTTTGAATATCCGTCGTCGGCCGCCATACAACTGTCGTCACACCTATGCGACAATATGCATTATGTCTGGCATGAACCCCGCCTTCATCTCCCAGCAGCTCGGCCATAGTGTGCAGATGCTGCTCTCGACTTATGCGCGTTGGATCAACTCAAGCTCGGACTGGAGCGAAATGCAAAAGCTCCAGATTGGTCCCAAATTGGTCCCAGTTCAAATAAGCGCACCCTAA